TCAGACGTTCACCTGGCTGATGATTCGTTCGCTGGCCTGCGCGATGGCATCGTCTTCGTCTTCGTCACGCCAAAGGTGGCCGTAGGTGTCCATCGTCATTTTGAGTGTGGCGTGGCCGACAAGCTCCTGCACCTTCTTCGGCGTCGGCTGTGGTCGCTGAGCCAGCCACAAGCTGACAGCAACATGGCGCAGCATGTGAGGTTTGAACGCTGCCTGGGGTCGGTTCTTGCCCTTGCTGTCAGGAACCATGACCACAAGGCCAGCGCGACGCATCAGGGGCATCCAGCAATCCCGGATGAAGTCGTGGTAGCCCCATACGTCCGAGCCGGTCGCTGGGTTAGGAAAGAGCCGGCCGGTGGCGACGACTTTTTCACGCTTTCCGTTGATGTGGCCGAACGGCCTGACGCCGCCACGCTTCAGACGCCAAGCGCGGATTGCGAGTGATGTTTCCTTCCCTATCGGGACATCGCGGCGCCCCTTGCCAGTCTTCGGCGGATCCAGCGTCTTGTGCTGATACTCCAGCCGCTCCCTGACCTTTAGGCGCCCGCCTATAGGTTTGAGCACAGCTGCCTCGTCGGCCAGGCCGAGAAGCTCTGAGCTTCGGAGCCCCCCAAACATGAGTATCCGCACGACAGCAGTATCGCGTTCCGGGTGGTCGCCTTGCGCAGCTGCAGCCACAATTGCGCTCAGGTGCTGCTTCGGAGGCAGTTCGAACGGCTCTTCCTCGGGCGTGGAGGCTGCACCGTCCACAGCGCAGGCCTGGGCCGGGTTCGCCAGCAACCAGCCGCGTCGTACAGCGAAGCGGCACCACTGCACAAAGGAACGTCGAACCCGCCGAGCGGTCGAAGTTGATCCAGTCAGCTTGACGATGTCGTCCAACAATCCCTGGATCATCGGCGCGCGCAGTTCTGAAAGGCGCTTCCTGGCGATCGGATGAGGCTTTACGTGAGTGTCTAGAATCGACTGATAGCCGTTGACCGTGGTGGCGCGCCGGTCACCTGAGCGTACTAGGCCGTGGAAATATGCAATGTGCTCCTCGGCCATCTGAACGACCGTCATCTGGGACGAGCCTCCGACGAGTCCGGACGCTACGCTGACCAGCCACGCTTTCGCGTCTCTTTGGGTCTCAAAGGTCTTCGACTGCCGGTCACCATCTGGGCCCGCCCACGTAGCGCGCCAGCTCGTCTTGCGACTGCCGTCGGCTCGCGGTGGGTAGATGACTTTTCTCACGTGGGCCATGGAGCGCGCCTTCCAAAGAGCGCCTCATGATGCACGGTCAGGGCGCTACGTCATCTCTCGCCGTCAGGCGGCGTGCGAGGGCAATGAGTCATCGCCGCGCAGATAGGCGTCCAGTTCGGACCGGAAGGCATAGAGGCCGAAACCCTCGCGCTTGCGGATTGGGACGGCCCAGCCTTGTTCGCGGGCCAAGTAGACCCAGCGCTCTTTCTTACCGAGATACCGGGCGATTGCGCTTGCACCATCCAGCCGGTCGTTTGCTTGATCATCGTTCACTGCCACACCCCCCTTCCTCTCTCTCGGGCTTCGTTCTCTTGCTGGCGGTAGGGATCGCCGTAGTTGGTCTCAGAGATCGCCAAGCCTTCCCGAACGAGGATGGCGCCCAAGTCCCGGCCGTTGACCGTGCAGGTGGCCACGATGCGCTGATAGCGGTCGCGGGACTGGACGGTGCAGCGGGCGCCGTTGGCCGCGAGCTGCCGGGCTCGGGTGGTTGCTGCCGGTCCGCTGGCCTTGGCCTCGGGCGAGCAGGCCCAAACGTTTGGCCGCTGGCGGCAGCGGGTGAAGGGCGCGACCTCTCCGGCATCGATCCCGGCCAGCCGGACGCGGTGGCGCTCGCCGTCCTCGGTGACACACCGGCCAGAGTCACCGTCTGACATCGCGAGGGTGACGCAGATGAGGACCAGGGCGCTCATGCTTTACCCGTCGAGGCCAATCGCGTCTCCAAGCCGACCTTCTCGCTCGTTGCATTGAATTTGCGAGCGATCGCCGCCTCGAGGTCGATGCCGTAGTGCATGGCGATCAGATCAACACAGATCACGACGTCAGCGAGTTCGTCCGCCAGTTCTTCTGCAGTTGCTCTTGAGCCGCGGATGCCCAGGCGCTCCCGCTCCAGCTTCTTGATGATGTTGCAGGCCTCTCCGACCTCGCCCGCCAGCTCATTGCCGCGATAGGAGGCTGTGATCTGGTTGTCCTGATCCCACTCGTTCTGGCGAGCGATGTTGGCGGCGCGGAGGTTCGTGTGCGTGGTCATGGTCAAGCTCATAGCAGGTGGCGCCACCTTCTCGCGCGGGGTGAGGGGGTGGGTCATGTCATTCTCCCTCATGCTCGATGACCAGATCAGCCTCAGGGCCGTCGCCAGTCAGGAACATCCAGTAGTGGTTCTCGACAGCCGCCTTGATGCGGTCGATTGGCAGGGCGAACGCCAGCGCAGCCTCCCCGAGCGTGGGACCTACGACATTGCGCCAGCCGACCTCTCGCGTTCGAGCTTCGAGGTTGGTTATCGACCAACACTGGACCGCCTTGCCGAGCGTCATGAGCGTGGGGCCGTTATCGCCGAAACCCTCGTCCAGCAGATCATTCAGCGGGCCGTCGTCATCGATGTCTACAAGCTCGATGCTCACTCCCCGCCCTCCTTGTCCGAGGGGGTGGCGGCGGATGGCGAAATGAAGAAACGCTTAGGCCCATCGCATGTATCCAGGTTCAGTTCGGCCCATCAGTTGACGCGATGGAGTCTCCCAATAGCTGGCGTCTTTTTCGGCGCGGGGGTGGACATTCATTTGCCCGACCGTGGCGTAGAAACGATCTCGACTAACCTCCAGCATCACTTCGCCCCCTGTTCGGCTTGCGGGGTGGCCTTTCGGCACCGCCCGACCTCTTTCCGGGCAGTTCGCACGGCAAGGCTCAAGCCCTCCCTCCGAGCCAAAAGGCAATCGAGCGCATATTCCCAAGCGTCGAGTTCGGTAGGATGCCCCTCCGGCGCAGTCTCATCCGGGCTCTCGTCGTAATACACATAGGCCCCATCCCCGTCGTCTCGTTCGCAAATCCAAGGCCCCGCCATCACGCACCGCCTTTCTGTTCGGCTTGCAGGGCGGCGAGGGCTTTGCGGGCCAACGCGATTGCCGGGGCGTAGCTGTTCCTGATCCAGTCGGAGGGGGTGCCGAGGCCGCGCGGGCGATGATCGTCCGCTATGACCAAGGCCGACAGCGCTTCCCTGACCCGCAGCGCGTCGGGGGCGGGATGGGTGTGGCGTTCTACAATGGTTCGGGCCAAGGCGCGGTAATGCGCCTTCTGTTCAGCCGTGCGCCGCGACCAAGTGGCGCCGCCGTGTGCGGCGTCCATTTCGCAAAGGGTTTTCGCCAGTCCCTCATGATCCCAAGCCACCGGCCGCGCATCCTCGCGGGCTGGCGGCTGGGCGCGGAGAGCATAGAGGTATGATCTCGCCTCGTCTGTGGCGCGCTGGCGCAACTCTTTCGACAAGCTTTGAGCGATCACCAGATTGTCGAGCAGGACCCGCAGCGTTTCCCGCTCCCCCGCCTCTGCAGGGGCTTCCTCGCGGGTGGCGAGGGCGGTGTATCCCGCACGCCAAGCGGCAACCATGTCGTCGCAGTTGTATTCGCGGTCAGCCGGATCGCCGTCGCCTTCAACGTATGCGGTCAGCCACGACCACGGCCCCTTCACCGCCTCGCCTTCCGGCGCGGGGGCTGCGGAGAGCATGGCGGACTGGGCCTTGGCGAGTTCAATCGAAAGCCAGCGGATGCGCTCTTTCGCGGCGGTCTGCCAAACGATCAGATCGAGGTCATTCCGGTCCGCCATGAACACCCGGTTCGCCAAAGCAAAATCGGTCAGATCGGGACGGGAGCGCGGCTGGCCGTCATACTGGCGAACGAACTCAGCCCAAGCGGCGTCATCTTCACAATGGCCTGGGCCACGAACCGGCACGGTAACGCGAGAGGTGGTCATGCTGCATCCTTCCGCTGGCGCCGCAGTTCGCGGGCGCGGTGATCGATCTTGGCGATGGTGAGTAGGGCGGGCTTCAGGTCGTCCGGCGCGCTGTCGTAAGCCATGACCCGCGTGGCCCGTCCGCCGTTCAGGCGGGGCAGGACGCCGCGCGGAATGGCGGTCCAGTTGGACGGGTCCGTATTCGTCTTGTCGCCGTCCAGGCTCTTTAGGCAGCAGCCCTCAGGGACCGGCCCGTTCGCGGCCTCCCATAGATGGACGTGCTTGTGGACGTAGCGGCGCCCGTAGCCGGTGTGCGGGTTCACCTCGGCGACGCTGATCTCGACATAGCCGTCCTTCGACAGGCGCTCATGTCCCAGGTGCTTGGTGTTGTGCGGCTCCTGGCCCTTCTTGAACTGTGTGCGGCGCGCGTTCGGGTGGCGGCCGCCGACGCCTTCAGGGCAGCGCTTGCCCTTGTTCGCGGGCGCCTGTCCCCTCTCGAACTGCCCGGTGCGGCCCGTCTTCCAGCCCATCCGCTTACGGAGGCCGTGGAGATTCTTCGGGTTGACGTCTTCGCGCGGGAACTCTGCGATGAAGGCGCGGTGATAGTCCGAGATCGGGAGCAGGCGATTGGCTTCAAGCCATGCCATTTCCGCCGGGGTGAACTTGCGATGACGGCCCTTGTAGCGGTCGCCCTCTCGCCCGGTTTTCCAGCCCTTGCGCTTGCGCAGACCATGCAGGTTCATGGCCGACACGTCCGGTCGGGAGAAGGCGGCTTGGAACGCCCGGTGATAGTCGCTGATGACCATCGCCCGGTTGGCTTCCAGCCACGCCATTTCGGCTTCGCTGTAGATGATCCTGGCGCCCCTCATCGCGGAGCCTCGATCATCGTCAGCTTGTCGTGGAAGCGCTCGCCATGCTCGGCGATCAGTTCGACCGCCTTCAGGTTCAGGTTTTGCGCGCTGACGATCTGCGCCGCAACGCCGATGATGGCCTTGGAGCGCTCGACCTCTTTGTCGATCTGCTCGGCGGTCAAGTCTTCCTCGCCAAGCCGCTCCAGCTGGGCGAACAGGTGGTTGTTTAGGTCAGAGAGCTTGTTCTTCACGGCTGCGCTCCAGTGTCGGAAGGATCAGGGGACTGCTCACCACGGGCGCGGGCGATGGCATTCCTGGCGCGGCGAACGATGGAAATGGCGTCGCCGTGATTCTTGGCAGGGATGACGATGCAGGGGCCGTGGTAAGTCAGATCGCGGTCAACAAGCGCAATCAGCGCCTCCAGCAGATCAGGCGCGGAGGCTATCAGGCGGGCATTTGCTACGGCAAGTTCAGGATCATCACCCGATGCCCCAGCGACAACGCTGACATGACAGACCTGCCCCCTTGTCGGGTTGCTGATGTGGCCTGTTTCGTTGCTGGCGATGACGCTGACGCCCCACTCTTCAACAGAGCGTTCGGCGACCCAAGGCCCCGGCGTATGCTTCACCCCGCTCATGCCTCGGCCCCATTCTTCTCGGCAGCGGCTGGTATGGCGTAGTAAAACGACGCGTAAGTGCAGTCGAAATCGTCGTCTTCGTCGTATAGGAAGCCAGAAACCTTCCTCAGGTCGCTATTCCACGGCCCCGTCGGCTGGTTTTCACCTCCGAAGTGTTCCGGATAGTGATCCCTGCAGGAATCTGCGCTCTCGTAGTAATCTCGATTGCCGCCTCCTGTTCGGGTGTAAATGACGAGCCGGTTATTTTCCCTATCAACGTAGGCATCGCGGAAGCGCGGCACATCGCCAATATTCAGGCCGAGAGCGCTGAGCACCGCCTTGTAGTCGGCATCAACGCCAAAAAGCATGTTGTATAGCGTCATGCCTCACCCCCACGGATGGAGACTTGGCGGACTTCCAACAGGTCACGCAGAGCCTTGTCGGTCAGCTTGTCGAGTATGCGCGAGGCCGCTCGCTCGGCGAGTTCAGGGCCGACGCCGATGCCCATTCCGACCGGGTAGCCGAGATTGGCGATAGAGCGGTCAATGTCGCGTCCGATCAGGTAGATCAGGCCTTGCTCGACCGGTGATCGATCAGCCTCCAGCACCTCTGCCGGGCTCTTGGTTGATTCAGGCATAGGGAGCCTCCGGCTGAACCGGATCGGGCAGGAACGTCTCAAGCCACGCGCGGGCCTGATCGCCGCTGTCATAGAAGTGCTTGGCCGCCTCGTCGCCCAGCAGGATCGCTCCAGCCGCGTGAGGCCCCATCATTTCCTCCAGCAGGTAGCCAGCCGGTCCCGCCTGATGGACCGCCCAGCCTGCGATGCAGTGGGTCGTCTCGCAGGTGTGCCAGTCGCCCATGTTCAGGGCGTCGTCGTCCTTGAGTGCTAGCGCGGCGACGGCAGCAATGCGCTGGCGCTGCTCGGCCTCGTCGGCTGGCCGCATGGCCTGAACTGCTTTCGGCAGGACGGCACCGCTCAGGACGGCACCGCTCAGGTCGGCACCGCGCAGGTCGGCATCGCTCAGGTCGGCACCGCGCAGGTCGGCACCGCGCAGGACGGTACCGCTGGCGAATGCTGCCTTTACCGCCATCCCCAGCTTCACGCCGGGCGCCAGTTCAGCAGCGCACTCGATTTCGATCTGGAGCGGAGGGAGGCTGGAGAACCAGCGGCGGGCGATAGTGATGACTTCAGCCATGGTCGTGGGCCTTCTGATAGGCCGCGTAGTGAGCGGCGGCGGTTGCGTAGGCGTCCTTGCCGAGCAGGGACCAAAAGGCGCGCTCGTCGCCCATGTCGTGCTGCATCTTGTGGTGACCGGCGCAGAGCGGGTTGCCGTGGCGGTCGTGGTTCTTCACGCCGCGGCCAAAGCTGTTCGCGATGCCGTGCACCCGATAGCTGACGTGGGCATGCTGAACTGGCCCGAAGCAGCCGCCGAGGTGACGGGCTTCGCAGGGCTGGCGCCGGATATACTGGAGGAAGCCGTTGTCGCGCTCGCGGCCACGGTCTGCCTTCGGGCTTTTCGCGCGGGCCTTGGTGGCAGCTTTTCTAGCTTCGCGCCGGAGCTTCGCGGCGGCGGCGATAACGTGACGCTCTTCGTAGGTGAAGACGGTCATGCTGCCTCGCGATCTGCAGAGACACAGTCGTCGTTGGCCGCGTCGAAGTGCTCGACCTCGATGCCGTTCTCCGCGCACCAGGCGAGGATCAGCTCAATCAGGTCCGAGAACTCGCGCTTGGTCAGTTTTGAGGAACGCAGGTCCAGCGGAAGCATGGACGAGCCGTCCAGCGTCGGGACGAAGCGGACCTCGCGGCCGAGCGCATGCATGAACAGGCACTTCCACGTTTCGGTATCCATCTGGACGCCGTTGTGGACGGGGCGAGCCTTCTGGATTTGCCCCAGCAGCGACCAGAGGGCGCGGTTCTGTTCGTCCGAGCGTGTGGCCTCGCGGACCTCCAGCATCCAGGCTGCGCCGGGCTGCCACAGACGGAGAGCCTTCTCCACCCAGGCATGGGCGGTATCGCGCTGGCTAGGCGTGAGCTTGAGGAGGTGGCGGGTCAAAGCACCTTCTCCTCTCGGATCTCGACGCCGGGGATGGCGGAGCCGCGACGGCCGGCGCGGATATCGGCATCGACCAGGCGCTGGATAAGTTCGCGGAACGGCTTGTCGTCCTGGCGCCAGTAGAACTTCACGGCCTCGTTCAGATCGAGGATCATCCCGACGTGCTTGGTTCGTAGGCCGATGGCGCGCTCGCCGCCGTTGGCATGGGCGCGATCATTGGCCGCCAGCTTGGCCGCCTTGTCCGCAGCCTCAGCCTGACGAACCTTCTCTTCAGCCGCTTCTCGAGCCGCGAGGTCTGCGGCATTGGCGGCGCGCAGGGCTTCTGCAGCCTCGCGGGCGGTGCGTTCCGCCTCTTCACGGGCCTGGGCCTCTGCGGCGCGCTTCTCCTCCTCCAACTTACGCAGGTAGGGAGCGAGTACAGCCTTCAGCGCGGCTACGGCCTTTTGCACCTTGCCCGGTGACTTGTTGGTCGCCGGAGCAAAGAGTGGCGCATACCGCTCCTGCACAGCGGCCTTGGCGTCATCGAACGGCTTGACCTCGGCCTTGCGCTGTTTCTCCGCCGCATCTGCGGACTTCCGCAGAGCGTCGATGATCATGGAGACGGTGTCCGCCTGCTTCTGGTTCTCGACAGGCTGGCCGTCAGCCCAGTTGCGGGCTTCCTCCAGCCAGGTCTCCGCGTCCTCGGCGATGAGGTCGAAGGGGGTGGCGTTCGTGAGGTGAATAAGCTCGGCCGTCATGCTGTGCCCTCCGCCTCGGCGGCTTGTGCGGATGCATGCGCTTCGTCCCGTGTGGCGATCTCGGCCGCCATGGCGTCGATTTCCGCCTGGCGCAGGCCGTCACGCTGCTCTCGGACCAACTTCGCGTGGGCCGAACGCAGGTGGGGATAGGCCATCGATGCGATCTCGACGTCCTGGCCCTTGGAGTTGACGTACATCTTGGTCATCAGGCCGCGTCCTTCTCGTCGAAGGGCGTCGAAGCATTGGCGGCCTCAGCCGGTGCGAAGCGCTTGGCCTCGGACTGCATGACCTTGACGACGTGCGCGTAGTCGCCGTCGCTCAGCGACTGCCGCAGACCTTCCTTCTCGCTGTTCCAGAAGTGGGTGAACTCGTCCTTCGTCCGCGCTTGGCGTAGCTGGTCGGCCGCGTATTGAGCGGCGGCTGACGGACCGGTCGGCTCGCGGCGGTCCTGACGCGGGCCGCTGGCGGCGTTGCCGTCGTCGTCCTCGGGAGCGGCGCCAGTCATCGCCAGCAGGGAGTAGCGACGGCCATAGGTGATCGCCGAGCCAACGCCCTGAGGGTCGGTTTTGGAGGGGCGCAGGCGCAGGGTGCTGCTGACAGACGATCCGCTCTCGTGGAGCAGGGTCGTGGTGATCGATACCCAGTCTCCGTCATTCACCGCGTTCTGGATGACGCCGATGCCATGCTCGTTGAGCGCGGGCACAACCGCTTCGACCACCTCGGCCAGATCGGCGTACTTGGTCCGGAAGTGATCGTTGCGCGCCGCCTTCTTGATGGCGTCCATGGCCTTCTGCGCGGCGACGTATGCCTTGGCGATGGGCGGGCGTTCACCTTCCCAGATCAGGCCGTAGTTGGGTTCGATGGTCAGCGGGGGCATGTGCGCCTCAGTGAGAGCGGGAGCCATCGAGGGGGCGTTGTTGGCGCTCGCCTCGTCTCTGGCTTCGGGATGGGCGTTGGTCATCCGATCACCTGCGAGCGGTGATCGATGCGGAAGGTCAGGGCCTCTCCGGTTTCCCGCATGGAGCGGGCGCGGTTCCAGGCCATGCGCGCGGCTTCACGGGCGGTCCAAGCCGCATGACGCTCGCGATGCGCCGCGCCGTGGCGGTCCAGCCAGTTGAGCGTCGCCGTGTGCTTGATCAGCGACTGCGCGTGAGGCTGACGGGGAAAGGGGATCACGGCGCCCATCAAGCAGCCCTCGGGTAGAGGGTCGCTGCGGATGCCTGCAGGACAGCGCGAACCTCGGCGCAGTCGACCGGAGGCTCGTAGCCCATAGCGTCTCGCCACAGGTCAGCCTTGCTCTTCCAGTTAGCGAACACCGCGCCGGTCGACATTCCGGCTTCGGTCGAAATCTCCCGGATGCCCATGCGCTCATACGTGCCGGGCTCGGCCCAGAGCTTTCTGGCGGCGGCGATCAGTTTGGCGCGCGTAGCGGCCTTGCCTTGCTGGCGCTTGTTCACGCTGCAATCTCCCGGAAAGGATCGTTGGCGGGGATGCGGATCGCGGGCTGGGGCGACGGGGCGCCTTCCAGCAGGGCGATGATCCGCTTGGCGGCCGTCAGAGCGTCAGCGACGTGGCGCTCGGCCTTGACCGTGTTCGACAGCGACAGTGCAGAGCGGGCGCGAGCCAGATCAGCGTCCATGTCGATGCAGAGGTCTTCTGCGGCGATGATGGCGTCCCGGTTCATCACGCGGCCATCCCGAAGGTGGCGGCCCGAACCACAATGGCCTTGCGGCGCAGTTCAGCAGCCTCGGAACGGAAGAGCGACGCCGTGTGGCGATAGTCCTTCGCGGCCGACGGGTATTGATCGGCCAGCGCCTCGTTCTTGTCCGCCCATCGGATCAACTCGTCGGCACGATCATCGAACAGCGAACCATCCGCTTCGCGCAGGGCAGTGAGGTCGGCTTCCAAGCGCGCTTCGATCGCGCGGTTCTCTGCGGTCGGAGCGGGGAAGGTGGCGCGAAAGGCGCTCAGTGCTGACCAAGCTGCCGCCTTCGGATCGTGGGTGATTTCATTCTTGAGTGACATCGTTCGTCTCCCGGTGATGGGAGATATTTCGCAGATAGCGAAGTTTGTCGTCAAGCATTATTTTCGCAATGTGCGAAAATCTGTTCTCGCACGCGTTCTGTTCCGGGTGGGGAAGCCATCGGTATCGATGGAAAACGCCCGTTACTGACCTCCGTTATCTAGACGGATGAAAACAACGTGATATGACGGCGTTATGTCCGGGCAGGGGGCTTGGACGCATATCTCTGGGGCATCCCGAATGAAGAAGATCGCCATCGTGGCGGCGCTGGTCGTCGCCGCATCCGTCACGTCTGCCTGCGCAACGAAGCGCTATCCCATCGCCACGCAATGGTCGTCGGCTGAGGCTGAAGCCATGGACTGCAACGACCTGCGCCTTGAGTTGATCCGCGCGAACCAAATCCAGACCCAAGTGGCTGAGACTGCCGACTTCGACTGGCGCTCGGTTGCTGGCTTCCTGGGCGACTACGGCATCGGCAATGCCATGGCGAAGTCCGATGCCGACAAGGCTATCCGTGCGCGGATCCAGGGCATCCAAGAGGCCCAGCGCACGAAGCAGTGCACGGTCTAATCTCAGGCACCGCAAACGAAGAACGGCGGCTCCATCCGGGGCCGCCGTTTCCAATTCCGCTGCTGGTGTTAGTCTGCCGCTCATGGACGCACATATCGTCACTTCGCTCGCAGCCGCTCCAACTGTGGATGAAGACCAGGGGCTATTCCGGTTCGAGACGAAAGAGGCTGGCCGGATCGCGCTGGCGATTCCGCGCGAGAAGCTCCCAGGCCTTGCCGGTCTCGCTATAGCCTACGCCACTAAGCAGACGCCCGGCACATCGGAAGAGCGAAACGTCACCGCCCTGGAGATCGACGGCTTCGACCTGCTGGGCGACGACATGGGCGGCGTCGTCATCTCGTTCCTGATCGAGGGCATTTCGCATCAGATGCCGTTCCACCTGACGGCGGAAGCTGTTGAGGTGCTGAAGCAGCAGCTAGAGCTAGTCTGAGAGCAAAATCACGCCTGGTGGAGGACTTCAGGCTAGGCGTTGGTTGAACGTGACAATGTCGATATCATATCCAGAGTAGTCTGCATCGTCAGTTACTAGAACGTATCCGTCTCTCCTACAGAGCTCTGCAATCAAAACATCGTTGAACTCGATCCCGCCAGCCTCGGCTCTATTGATGCACGCTGAGATATCGAGGCTGTCGAAACCGTCAGGAACTCGAATATTGTCGTTGACGATGTGAAATGTGAGATCGCATGCCTCTTTGATCCACTCGTCGTATGCGGCAGCGTCGTGGATTTTCACACCACGAGCCTTTTCAAATTTTGCCACCATCGCCTGCATGTGAACGGCTTTGTTGACGAACTCCGAGATGACGACCTTCGGAAGCACCACTCGTCCACCGGATGCGAGGACGCGCTTGTAGAAGTTGCTATAAGCGCTAGCTCTTTGAGAAATCCGGTCTTCGTACGGGCCGCTGATGGAGAGCCAGACGTTGGCGTCAAACAAGAACGCAGTGTTCGAACACTTGTGAAGATTCTTGTTCGGGCCGGCCAGATAGTAGCGATCAGCCATCTCCCCGAACGGTCCCCATGACGTCCGCGATCCGTTGACGCTCTTGGAAAAACCGCTTGGCATTATCCACCACGCGTTTCAGTAGAGCTAGCTGCTCGGGGGAAGCGTCCTGAGGCGGAGCGAGACGCGCCCTCACTTCATCTTCGGTGAACTCGTTGTAGAGCTGACCCACCGCGGCGTTTAAAAACGCGGTTGTAAGACGGTTAACGCCGTAGAAGGATAGTGCTACTGGCCGATGCTTGTGAATGTGCTCGATGATCTGCTCGTGGAGCCTATTTCCATCATCAATCGAGACGCATATGCTGCTTCCAACGATCTCGGTTATGCTGACCCTAACTGGCTGGTTCATCAAAAGATGTCTCCTGGCCTAACTTCGCGCGCCAACTGATACGAGCGGTTATCCTGCGTATTAACGACAACCGTAACTGCGGTTCCCGGGAATGGATGCGTTAAGGGGCGCATATCAACTCGCCCGCCCGCTTCTCGCCAGAACCCGCCGTGTGATGCGATCGTCAACTCTCCCTGATTCAATCTAATAAACTCTCTTAGCACCTTTAGGCCCAGTCCGCCCGGTACATCTAGCTCTCGGGTCGTATTTGAACCTGTCATCGCCCAGTCAATGGCGGCATGTGGGGATTGCGCAAAGCCCCTCTGCATGATGCGAGAGGGGATTCCCACTCCAGCATCCACCAAAGTCATTTCTACGCGGCCATTCACTGGAAAAAGCTGGCCCGCCGCCCAGGCTCCCAGGGAACTCTGGGAGTGAATTTCGAAGTTCGTGAAGAGCTCGTGGATGCCGGTAAAAAACTCGTTTTCCAGCCCCGGCGACATGTCCGGGAGGCCTTTGTTGGCTAAACCTCGGCGCACATATAGGTCGAACCTGTCGCCTTCGCTGTGATTGAAGGGCGTCAATGGTACAACACTGGGTCGAGGTCTTTGAGTGGCGACGCCGAAAAGCCCAGAATCGTTCAAGATGCTACTAACTCGTGGCCGCAAGTTTAGAAACGACAGGCCGCGTCCCGTTTGGCCCAATTGTCGATGGATCGCCATTAGGGCGGCTGCCAAATTGCTATTACAAAACATCAAGTTGGTGCAGTCGAGTGAATAGGGCCCGATGCTTGAGCTTTGTGCGCGAGCATATATCTCACCGAAGGCGCTGAAGGTCCTCGCATCTGTGCGGCCATTAGTGATTGGGTACGCAGTTGAACTGGCGTTGAACTCCATTTCCTCCCCACGGATTAGTTTTTGCGCTGTCCAAACGCCCGCTTACAAACAATCTTCAGGTTCTCTCACCCAGCCTTAGCCATGCAGTCCTTGCGGGGCGTCGCCGGGTAGGCCGCACAATCCCAAGCCACCCGCCGGAACCCCGTCTCGCGGTTGACCGCATAGGCAAAGAGCTGGGCCTTGATCTGCGCCTCGGTGAAGGGGAGGGCCGTGGGCTCCTCGCCCCGCTTCCAGAACCCGACCATGCAGTTGTCGACGTCCAGGCATTTCAGGCTGGCGAGATCCTCGAACGTTGCTGGATCGGCATTGGGCTGAACCGCGACAACGAAGAAGCCGGGCCCCACTTCATGCATTGCCTGTGTTGAAGCTGGGACCGTCGGTTCCGGACTGAGAATGGCGCTAGCCGCGAAGGCGCCGCCGATGACGGCTGCGGCGCCGATGGCTGCGATAGTTCTTTTTCGCATGTTGAGCGCCCGTCAGTTGGCCGGTCTCGGCCATTCCAGCTTTTGGGTGTTGAACTCTAGAACCTGGTCTCCAGCCCGGTAGAAGGTCATCTGGATTTTGGTCGTCGGGGCATTCTTCGTGGCGGTGATGAACCTAGAGGCATTCGTGATGAACACGACGTTGCTCGACCCATCGGCGGCCGAGGCTCCGCTGAAGCTCTGCTGAGCTCCATCGCCGAAGCGAATTTTGAGGGTGCAGCCGTCATAGGACCGGCATAGAATTTGCCCCGATCCATTCAATTGCACAATGGCGTCTAGCCCGTAACGCGGCGATTGGCGCAAGCATAGATCAGCGGTGACCGGCTCATAGGGCCGCTCTAGGAGTGCGCGGTTCGTTGAAGTGGTGCAGGCCCAGCGCGTGAGCTTGTCCGTCATCGGATCTACGTCATCTCGGTATGTCCAAGGAGTCATCGCCGCAAGACGCGCCGCTTCATTCTCTTGGCGCCTCTTGTCAATCTCGGCCCATTCTTCAGGCGTCATTTGCGAGGATGCCGGTGCGTTTTCGCTGGACGGGACTGGCACCGCGCTCAGGGAGCTGGGCGAACGCGAAGACACTGCGAACCCCACGACGCATATCAGACCTACAGCGACTGCGACGGCAAATAAGACCCGGTTATCAGACTTCTGAGCCGACTGGCGTCCGGAGGCCTTAGTGGGTGGGTCCCCCTGCTCTTTGAGTTTTGCTAAGCGCGCCTCAAGCTCTGCGATCTCGCGCTGTCTTTCTTCGCTCATCTCGCCCCCGAGTTTGCAGCATATATGACGCTGTTCTTTTCAGGGGGCGGGAGGGAAGTCAATCAACGAGGGTGGGCCGCTTTCACTCTAGCCGCCCAAAGCACTTCCTCATTCAGAAGCGGTTCTTCGAGCGAGTTCGACAGAAGGTGGAATGTCCCATCACCGGCGGCTTTCAATATTTTGACAAGCACCCGCCCATCAGGAAGTCCGACCACGCAGAGACGACCGTGAAGGTCAGGCGTAACTGGCGACCGGACGTCATCATAATAGATGATCGACTCATCCCAAGCAGGACCAAGGCTCGTGCCTTTGACGTGGAGAGCGACAGTGTGTGGCGTCGCGTTTTGCGGCGGCTCGACATAGTCCAACGGTCCCTGGCCTTCAGCAAACAGGGTCGCGACAGACCCCGCGCCCACTAAGCCAACGACTGGGACAGAATCGGTCGTAACACCCGCGACCGCGCGATCGGGATGCCGATAAAGGTCCTGTGCAGTGATGGCATAGACGCGGGCAAGGCGTTCGGCCCAGTCGCTATTATGGCGACGCTTCCCCTTCTCCATGTCGCTGAGATAGCCCACCGACGTGCCAAGTTCTTCCGCAACGCTCTCGAGCGTGCGGCCTCGCTCCTTGCGCCAATCCCGAGCAAACCATTGAACGTCCGACATATTCGCAGTCTGCGATAGAATGCGGGGCGGCGTCCCTACGCACATAGCGAAATCGACCTTGCGAAGATTTTCGCTATGTGCGAAATATCTCGCATGACCCAGACCGAGATTTGCGAAAAGTCGACGCTCGCCAAAGCGCTGAAAGATCGCGTCGGAATTAGCACAAGCTACGCTCACGAAATTGCCCACGGCCAACGGACGCCTTCACTCCGGCTGGCCGTCAAAATTGAACAAGTGCTGGGCATTGCTCCGGCGCGTTGGGTTTCGCCTGCCAACGACACGTCTCCCGCATCGGAGGCTGCATAGATGCTCTCGGCCGTGCTGCTCGTGATCAATGCGTTCCTCGCTGGCGGTTGCTTCGGGAATGCCCTGCAGACCCGCAAGCGTCGCTGGCTGGTCATTTCGCTGTTCAATCTGCTGTGTGCAGCCGCTCTCGCCTTGAGCCTGCTCGCCCGGACGGAGGCTGCGTAGACCATGCGCGCCTCTCCGAAATCGCGTCCCTCCCACGCGATGACAGCCCGCCGGGGGCACCGTCCCCCCGCTAGCCTCCGGCGGGCACCCTCATGACCGACGCCGAATACGCCCGCATTGCGGAGATCGTTCACGGCGTCCTCGTGCAGACGCTGCATCCGAGCGTCCTGCGCCCGTCGCCTGAACCTCCTCCCCAACCCGCCAACGATTCCGACCCCGAGCCTCCACTGCATGCGGCCTGAATAGGCCCCGCCCGAGGAAGCGTCACCTTGCAAGCTGCTGGATAAGCGCAATGAACGAAGACAGAACATTCGACCACGCTAGGCTCAAGGCCCTCTTCGCTAAGCTGGTCGTGAAGGTCGGCCGACAAGATGCGGCTGCGGCGCGCCTTGGCATCAGCCGCCAGCGCGTTTCGCAACTGTGCAGCGCCAATCCCGAACACGCCCGCGATATCCCGACGTGGGAACAGGTGTGGACCCTGGAGGACGCTTGCGGCCAGTCGGTGATCTTCGGAGCCTTCGCCGCGGAGATCGAGCCACCCGCCGTCGCCACGACTGCGTGTCCGATCAAGGAATCCCACGACGTTGTTCAGGCTGCGGCCGCCATCCTCCCCATCGCCTCGGCGATTCAGGCGGGTGATCTGGCCGCCATCGACGCCCTGATGGACGGACTCGACCGCGTGAAGCACGAGGCCCGCGAACTGCGCGCTGTCGCCACGAACGTCACGCGCCTTCGGGAGGCCTGCTGATGTTTGGTTTTCGCACCCTAAGGGCTCGCTATCGCCTCGCCGTCGCTGAGGCCGACTTCCTCCGCTGCAAAGACGAGTGGAACGAGGCGTATCAGCGCCAGGACACCCGTCGCATGGGCATTGCTGGCGCCAACCTGCGGGCAGCGCGGAATGCTCAGATGCGCGCAGAGATGGACGTCGCCAGCCTGCGCCGTCGCCCCAATGCTGGAGTGGCGCAATGACCCAGCGCGTCAACGTCCAGACCTGTACCCTGCGCCGGGACGGCCAGCATCTGGTCACGTACCGGGTCGGGTCGTCGGTCTATTCCGCCCTTTCCCCGAAGTTCGTCCAGCCGGGGACCGACGTGCGTGTGCGCGACGGCAAGGTGATCGGATGACCCGCACCACCAACGCCGGGGCCCAAGGCAATGCAGGCGTCTTCGCCACCTGTCGCCGGGGCGGGCTCACCCACGAGGAAATCCGCGAGATCGAAGCTCACCGAGCCAAAGACCGGCCGACTCCGTGGCAGGCCCTGGCCATCCGCTACGGCCGGTCAGAGATTGAAATCCGCGCGCTGTTTCAAACGAAGCCCGCGAACGACGTCGCGCCCGCTTGGCCGTTGGGCGCCTGTGACGCGCCCGTTCGCAGCCTGATCGAAACCGTCTGCCGCCAGCACGGCGTCACGCCAAAGGCGCTTCGCCCGAACCCTGCCAATGGGCAGCGCGAGGGCGTCAGCAACATGCGCGCCTTGCGAGCCTGCGTCGCCACCGTGCGGGCGGCTTTTCCGAGCCTGACGTTGATCCAGCTCGAGGGCATCTTCCTTCGGGACAAGGCCTACATCAGCAACCTGATCAAGCAGGGGCGGGCAGCATGACGCCGTTGGAGCGATTGGGCCTGGAGGTCGCTGCGTTCCAGCTCCTCGGGAGCCGAATGAAGGCTGCGACGCTGTGCGCCTTACTCGACGCAGGCGGCCGGACCGTCACCGTCGAGCATTTGGCCGAGGCGCGTCCGTGGATGGATCGCGCCATCACGGACACACGAAACGTCATCAAGACCCGTATCTGCCTGCTTCGGGAGACGATGGACGATGTCGGTCTTGGTGGTCTCGTCGTCACGGCCGGAGACCGAGATCGCGCCGGGTATGCCATCCCTGAGCCCGGCCGCTCTGCCATTCTCGCACGTCTGGTCGAGGTGGCAGCATGAGCGCCCAGATCATCCCCCTGAACCCTCAGCGTTGCGCAGCTCTCGCGCCATCCGAGCAGGTCGCCCGCATCTCCGACGTCGTCACCGGCGAGATCGCCAGTCTGGCGACCGATCGCAAAGACAGCATCAGAGTCGCCCGTCTCTTCACCCGCCAAGCCGCGCTCTATGCCGGTTGGCTCCAACCGCTTGAGACGGCACAGAGCCTGCGCGCCTTGGCCGACGAGCTGGAGGGCATGGCGTGAGCACGATCAACATCGCCGATGTCCGGGTGAACGGTGGAACGCAGTCTCGCGCTGCCATCGATCGCGGGGTCGTCTCGGAATATGCCGACGCCATCAGGCGCGGCGCCACGTTCCCGCCGATCACCGTCTATTTCGACGGAGTATCCTACTGGCTCGCGGACGGCTTCCACCGCTACGAGGCCTATGCGCTGGCCCAAGTCTATGACGCCCCGGCAGATATTCGGCAGGGGACGCAGCGCGACGCCATCCTGTTCAGCGTCGGGGCCAACGCCTCGCACGGCCTGCGCCGCACGAACGACGACAAGCGCCGCGCCGTCCAGACCCTGCTGAACGATCCGGAGTGGTCGGCATGGTCAGATCGAGAGATTGCTCGTCAAGTAGGGGTTGGAAACCGTTTCGTCGGTGACGTGAGAAAGGCTCACTGTGGTTCGGACACAGTGAGGAATGAGCGCACCTACACGACGAAGCACGGCTCCACCGCGACGATGCAGACGTCCAACATCGGCGCATCGTCAAAAGCCGATCAAGCTACGCGCGCGCCTGAAACTCCGGAGGCTGGACCTGTAGAATCCGCAGGCCAAGCGGAGGGCCCGCCTGCGTCAAATATCGAGCAAGAGACGGCCGCCGATGGCCCCGACGCCAAGATGCGGCGCGAACTGGCGCGGCTGACCACGGACGGCCTGATCGATGAGGTGATTGGACTTCGAGCCGACCTCGACGACGCCAAGGCGAAGGCCGACGCGGTTACGCGCGAGCGGGACGACCTGAGGGCCAAGCTGAAGGAAGCCACGTCGGCTGATCTGGGGCGCGCCCTGGGCAATGCGCAGCGCCGGGCTGACACCGCTACCGGCCGGATGAACGAGTACATGGCCCAAGTGAAGCGGCTGGAATACCGCCTTAGGAAGGCCGAGGCCCGGGTCAAGGAACTGGAGGAAATGGAGGTCGTGCCAGCATGACCTCCATCCTCGCTCGCATTCGCGCCAACGGCGGCGACGTGGTCCGTCATGAGTGGCGTTTCGCTCTCCGTCGCGGCCGCCTGACCCAAGAGGCGGTTGCCTGGGTCCGCGCGCGCTGGGCCGACGTGTGCCGTGAGGTCTGGCCGCTGTTCGACCTGTGGGAAGAGCGCGCGGCCATTATGGAATTCGACGGCGGGCTTTCGCGAGCCGACGCCGAGCGCGCCGCCTACGCGGAGGTCGCGGCATGCTGAACCTCTTCGAGAGCAAAGAGATCGTTCTGCGCCCCTATCAGGACGGCGCCATTGAGTCGCTGCGAGAGAACATCCGCGCACACATCCGGCGGCTGATCCTGTGCGCCGGCACCGGGGCAGGGAAGACAATCTGCGCTGCTCATCTCCTAAAGGAGGCCAGCCGCAAGGGGAGCTATGCCCTCTTCATCGTCGACCGTGTCGCTCTGGTGAATCAGACGTCTGAGGTCATGGACGAGTACGGCGTCGAGCATGGCGTCATCCAGGGGATTAATCGGCGCTGGTCGCCGCGCGAGCACGTCCAGATTTGCTCTGCCCAGACGCTGGCTCGCCGCGGTCTTCCTCGGGAGCCCGACCTGATCATCGTGGATGAATGCCACGCTCAGTATCAGTCCACCCTCGACCTGATGGCCCGCTATCCGGACGCCGTGAAGATCGGGCTGACGGCGACCCCCTTCACCAAAGGCATGGGCAACCACTGGGACGGGATGGTCAACGTCATACCCACACGCCAGCTCATCGCGGGGGGCTATCTGGTCGAGCCCAAGATCTACATCGCGCGAAGCCCCGATGAGAGCGAGTTGACCCGCAACAGCTTCGGCGAGTTTTCTGACGAGAGCGCCGCCTCGGCCGGGATCAAGATTGTCGGTGATGTGGTCAAGGAGTGGGAGGTCAAGACGCAGGAGCACTTCGGCGGGCCTGCCAAGACCATCGTGTTCAGCCCCACCGTCGAGCATGGGCGGGAACTTTGCGCGGCGTTTGCCGCAGCAGGATACAACTTCCAGCAGATCAGCTACCTCGACAAGGACGACGACGCTCGCGCCGAAAAGATCGCGGAGTTCCGGCGCCCGGACAGCATCATTCACGGCCTGGTGTCCTGCGGCGTTCTGACGAAAGGCTTTGACGTTCCTGACGTTCGGATCGGCGTCTCCTGCAAGCCCTACCGCAAGAGCCTGTCCAGCCACATGCAGGAGATCGGCCGCGTCATGCGCACGATCCCCGGCGAGGAGAAGAAGGCGCTGTGGCTCGACCATAGCGGCAACTTCGAACGCTTCGCCCTCGACATGTACGACGTCTGGGAGAATGGCCCAGGCGAGCTGGATAAGGCTGAGAAGCGCGACAGCATGGCCCGCGAGCGCGATCCTCAGATACGAGAGAAGGTCGTCTGCCCGGAATGCTCGGGCGGCCTGAGCGGCAACACCTGCATGTCCTGCGGGTGGGAGCGACCAGCCCGCTCGCATATCCACGCCGTGGAAGGCGAGCTGAAGGAGTTCGACCCCACAACGCTGGGGATCGAGGCGCGCGCCGGCCTTCGGGCAGAGTGCCTGAAGAGCCCGCGAGAGGTCTGGAAAGCTGCGCTCCACTACTGCGCGCAGTCCACGCGAAAGGGCGAAGATCACGCCCGCCGATGGGCCTACGGATCCTGGCGCGGCATCTACCCAAGCGCGAAGCTGCCCTTTGGCTGGTACGACATGGCGGTCCCCGCCGTTGTCGACCCGAATGCCTATGCGCTTATCGAGCGCGAGGTGAAGCGCTTCCGCAAGCAGAGCAATCTGCGGAGGGCCGCATGATCGCTCTTTCCTTGGACGAGGCGATGCGCCGGGCCTGTGACGCCGTGAAGGTTGCTCCTCCCAAACGTCGATGCTCGCCGGGTCGATGGACCCGTACGGACTCGCTCGGGAAGAACGGCAAGAACGATGCAGCCGTAAAGATCGATGACGATCAGAAGGGCGGTTTCGTCTACAACTACCAGACGGCTCAGGGGCAGAAGTTCCGCATCGACGGCGCCAATGACAACCGCCCAGCCGACCCCAAGATCGATGCCCAGCGGCGGGCCCGAGAAGCCGAGCGCGAGGCGGAGCGTCGCCAGGTCGAACGCATCTGCGTCGACATAGTGCGGGGCTGCCGGACGGACGTGCATCCCTACCTGAAGGCGAAAGGTTTCCCTGAGGAGAGGGGCCTCGTCTGCGACGACCCGCGAGATTTCTTCCCGTCAGGACGGCTCGGCGAAATGCTGGCCAACGCTTTGCCCGACGCCCAGGGACCGCTCCTGATCATCCCCGGCCGCGTCGGCAAGATGATCACCACGCTCCAGTTCATTGCACCGGACGGCACGAAGAAGAACATCCTGAGGGGCGTCATGTCCGGCGCTTCACACAGGATCGCGACAGGGCGCGACACATGGGTCTGCGAGGGGATCGCCACGGCGATGACCGTGCGGGCTGCGCTGCGCCTCCTAGGCGTCTCTGCGACGGTCCTCTCGGCCTTCTCGGCATCCAACGTCGGTCAGGTGGCTGAAGCCATCGCTGGCTCGAGGATCGCTGCTGACCACGACAAGCCGGTGGAGAGTCTCGAGGGGCTCGGTGCCGGCGAGTTCTACGCGCGCCGCTCCGGCCGGACATGGGTCATGCCTCCGGCTCTCGGTGACGATTTCAACGACATGCACCAGCGGGAGGGCCTGAGGGCCGTCGCCCTGCGCCTCAGGGAGGCGATGGGATGATTGAGAGACCCTGCGCTCTCGAGGAACGCAGGGCCGGGCTGGCGGACGGTTTGAAGACAGTGGCGCCAGACACCGGAAGCCTACCACGGGGCGGGATCACAGGCGAAGCGCAGTCCGAAAGAGAGAAGCGCGATCCCCGGCACGGTGACGATGACGTGTCGCAAGTAGCTCTCAACGATCCGGGGATGGTCACTCCACTGGATCGGCCAATGCGACGGCTCGGCTCCGGCCAGCAAGATCGCGGAGGCATAGGGACTAGCTCGGGTCGTCGACTGACGCCCGGGCTAGTCGTCCTATGCCTTCCGCTCAGGCTCTCTCCAACCAGCAACACGTTTTAGAAGGAACAGCGACATGAGCAGGAAGAGGAAACAGAAGATCACGCTCCGCAAAGTCGCCAGCGTCGAGACGGCCGAGGCTCCGGTCATCTCGAATGATCAGTTGCGCGATCGCCGGGCCGAGATCGCTCGTCTGAAAGCTCAAGGGGCTGAGGTCAACGCAGACAAACGGTCCGGGGTGATCCTGGCTGCGTGGCGTCGGGACGTCTTCACGATCCTGCGCACTCGCTATGGCAAGCCGTCAGAGGGCTACCCCAAGGGCAAGCCCTCGCTCTCGCAACGGGCCTATGAAGCGTTCCGCGCCCATGAGTTGGACATCCACATCTCCGCCGGCGCGACGGGCGGCGAACGCAGGCCGGACTACATCCGCGCCACGTCCGATGGCGCGCCCGGACAGAACATCACGCAGGAGGCCATCGACGGCGCCACGCGGGTCAAGAAGACCCTCCAAGGGCTAAGCCCCTCGGATGCTCGCCTTCTCACTGCGCTGATGACGGGTGATCGCGCTCTGGCGAAGAACTGGCGCGCCACGGTCCAGGCTGAAACCGGGGAGACGGCCGACGAGGGACAGACGGCTCGTATCCGGGCGCTGGGCGACAACCTCATCCACGCCCGCGGCGTCGCCACGGCCAAGCCGAAGGAGGTGGCGAACGACGCCGTTCCGCTCGAACCGCACCAGAAGCCGCTGACGTGGTTCAGGGGCGCGGACTTCGGTTAGGAGCAGTCATTGCCCGACCGGTCGAAGCAGGGTACGAAAAGACAAGGTCGCTTCGCGCGTCCGGAAACATGGCCCACGGGAAACCGGCGGGCCTTTTTCTTTGCCCTCCGACCATGTTCGGCCCTACGGGATGGCTAGATCAAGCGGTCGGATAAGCGGGCTTGCGGCTGTAGAATACCTTGATCGTAGCCTTGCAGGTTGAGCAGCCCCACGTTGCCTTCTCCAAGCGCTCTCCCCTTGGCCCGACATGCCCCTGGGACTGAAGGTAGGACTTGGTCTTCCGCTCGAAGCACGGTGCACATAGCCAGTGCGGGGGGATAGTCTCAGACGGTTGGACTGGAGCATAGACGTAGGCTCCCGGTTCAGGAGCCGTAAGGACGTATGCGCTGGCATCGGTGCTCCACGATTGAAGCGAAGCGATGGTCTCCTTGGCATCGGTCAGCGCCATGCGCACATCGGCCAGGTCCGAATAGAGCGACGCCATCTTTAGCTTCAGCTCGGCCTGACTAAGGGCTTTGTCGAGTTCGGCGAGTTGCTTGACCGTGGTCAAGGCGGCCGTCGCCGCGGCCAGTCCTGTTGCGATGTCCATCGAATGCCTCCCTCAGAGCAGCAAGGGTTGCACCATATGCCCGCTCTCTCCAACCCCAGGCACGAACGGTTCGCCCAGGCGCTGGCCAAAGGGATGACCCAAGCCGAGGCGTACGCCGACGCTGGCTACAAACCGAGCGAGCCCAACGCCTCTCGCCTGACAAGTAATGACAAGGTGCAAGAGCGTGTCGCGGAACTGCAAGAGCGCGCCGCCGTCCGTACCGAAATCACCGTCGCCAGCATCACTGAGCGGCTCCTGGCCATTGCGACCAAGGCCGAGAAGAGCGGGGATGCACCGATGCTGCAAGCCGCCCGCGCCAGCCTCATGGGCGCCGCGAAGCTGAACGGCCTCGTCGTTGAGAAGGGCGAGCACCAGCACAAGCACGTCGGGTTGTCCGTGACCTACGTCACCCCCGCTGAAACCCAGGCCCCGGCCAGCCCGGAGGACTACGAGACAGGCGAGTGATCTACGAACCCATTCCGGCGTTCCGGTACCTGACCGAAAAGCCGCTGGGCTCCTATCGCTTTCGGGCTGCGCATGGGGGGCGGGGTTCGGCCAAGTCCTGGTCGGTCGTTGACGCCGCGATCTTTCACACGGTCACGACCGTCCGGCTCCGGGTCATCTTCCTTCGTGAGGTGATGGCGAACCTGAAGGAGTCGTCGCTCGAACTGGTCCGCTCTCGGCTGGAGCACTTCGGCCTGCTGGGCACCTACTTCCGAGAGGTGGACGGGACATTCGTCGGCCTCGGCGGCCAGAAGATCATGTTCATCGGCCTCTGGAAGGGCGGAAAGCCGGAAGGGATCAAGTCGCTGGAAGGCGCGGGCCTGACGATCCTTGAGGAGGCTCAGGAGGTTCGGCAGGCGTCGCTGGACGTGCTGATCCCCACTGTGCTGCGGACCGCCATTTCCGAGCTGTGGGCCATCTGGAACCCACGCCTCGAGACTGATCCGATCGACGTCTTCTTTCGCGGCGCGGTGAGGCCGAAGCGCGCCATCGTCCGCAAGATCAACTACGACCAGAACCCTCACTTCCCTGACGCTCTGCGCGAGCTGATGGAGCTGGACTTCGCGAAGGACAAGCTTCGGGCGGCATGGATCTGGCTCGGCGCGTACATGCCCTCGGTGCAGGGCGCGATCTGGAATCGCGAAGGGCTAGACGAAGCCTGGCGTGAGGGCCGCAACGCCCCGGAAGGAAGCTGGGGTCGCGTGGTCGTGGGGGTCGACCCCTCCGGTGGCGGCGATGACGTCGGGATTGTCGTGGCGGCTGAGTATGGCGACGGCGCGATTGTCCTGGAAGACGCGACCTGTCCGGCGACCTCACCGATGGCCTGGGCGACCGCTGTAGCGAAGGCTGTGGATCGCTGGGGCGCCGACTGCGTGGTGGCTGAGAAGAACTTCGGCGGCGACATGGTGGAGAGCACCCTGCGCGCTGGCGGCGTCCGAACTCGTGTCGTGATGGTGACCGCCAGTCGGGGCAAGCAGGTCCGCGCCGAGCCGGTAGCTGCTCTCTACGATCAGAAGCGGATCAGGCACCGCGAGCAGTTCTCGCTGATGGAGGCTGAGATGCTGATGACCACCCCGGCCGGATACCAAGGCGACGACTCGCCGAACCGCATGGATGCGCTGGTGTGGGCCGTGACCGAATTGCGGATTGTCGATCGCCCGGTACTCGATATCTCGGCGCTAGTGTGAGGTCAGACCCATGGGTGAAGTGATCACCATCGGCGACGGCCTCGCCAATGCCTTGTCCGGTCTCGGCACGGAGCGCGACAAGGCGGCGTCGACCTACTACGCCGAGCCGACCATCGACCCGCAGGAGTTGGTCAACGCCTATCGCGGCTCCTGGATGGCCCGGAAGATCGTGGACATCCCGGCGCTGGATAGCTGCCGCGAATGGCGCGCATGGCAGGCTGCAGATGGCCAGATCGAACTGATCGAGGCCGAGGAGAAGCGTCTCAACGTTCAGGCCAAGGTGCTGGAGGCGCGCAAGAAGGCTCGCCTGTTCGGCGGCGCTGCCGTTTATGCGGACTTCGGGGATGATGCTTCCCAACCGCTGGACCTGGAGCGGGTCAAGAAGGGCGGCATCCGGTTCCTTACGGTGTTCACGCCGCGCCAGCTTGTGCCGGGCGACATCGAGACGGACCCGATGTCCGAATTCTTCGGGATGCCGAAGGAGTTCACCGTCGCGGGCGGCGCCACGGGGCAGGCCCGCATCCACCCTTCGCGGCTGACGACCTTCTACGGCGCCGAACTGCCTGACCGTGACATTGCTTCCAGCGCCTTCGGCTGGGGCGACAGCGTGCTTGTGTCGGTCATGTCCGCGGTGAAGCAGGCTGAGAGCGCCTCGGCCAACATCAACAGCCTGATCTTCGAGGCCAACGTCGACGTCGTGTCGATCGAGGGTTTGGCCGAAATCCTCAAGATGTCCGGCGGTGAGGACAAGGTCCGCGATCTGCTGAAGCTGAACCTGGACGCCAAGTCGAACCTGCGCGCCCTCGTTCTGGACGCCAAGAACACCTACGCCCGCAAGGCCGTCAGCTTCGCCTCTCTGCCTGACTTGCTCGACCGCTACGACCAGCACGCCGCGGGTGCCGCAGACATTCCGATGACCCGCTTCATGGGCATGTCGCCAGGCGGGCTGAACAGCGCAGGCGAGAGCGATCTGCGCAACTACTACGACCGCATCGCCGCCGGGCAGACGCTGGAGATGGGACCGGCTCTGACGCGACTGGACGAGGCCCTGATCCGCTCGGCCACGGGCACGCGCGACCCGGCCATCCACTACGACTGGAACCCGCTCTGGCAACTGTCCGAGAAGGACAAGGCCGACATCTTCAAGACCAAGTCGGACGCGGCGCGCACCATCGCGGGCAACGGCGGCACGTCAGAGCCGCTCATGCCCATCGAGGCGCTGTCGGACGCCCTGGTCAACGAGCTGGTCGAGGATGGCTCGCTGGCCGGTCTGGAAGCCGCCATCGAGGAGTACGGCAAGCTCGGGGAGCAGGACGATGACGGGGACGGGGAAGCTGCCGCGGTTAGCCTACCTTCTGCCGACCGCCAGCAGCTAAACCGCATTGATGCCAAGGACGCCTAGCTTCGCTTTACCGGTCAGGAAGAGTGATGCCGCGCTCTTCGAGGGAGCGGCGGGTTGCTTCATGCGCCGGTTTGTTCGCCTCCTCCAGAAACACTTTGAGCTCGAAGCGGAGGCTGTCGTCGTCGAAGTGGGTGAGCGCCTGCACGAGTAGCTCTCGCTGATGTACGACCACGCGGATAAAGCGCTCGATTTGCTTTGTCAGCGGATAGAGCGCTGTCGCGATGACCGCCAACAAGATTATGACGATCCAGCCCTGCGTCTCGGTCATTTCTCGGTCTCTGATTTTGGCTTCGGGTCGGTTACCGCCGTCGGCGCCTTACGTCTTCGGCTTCGCCTTCGGCTTCGCCTTCGGCTTGGCGGCGGGCTTTGGAGCAGGTTTGGGCGCGGGTTTGTTCGGCTTTCCGTCGGAGTGAGCCAGCACCGCTGCTGCCAGCTTCTTCTCGCGAGCATTCGCTTTAGGATCCTGCAGGGTCTTGCCGGCCAAGGTCTCGATAGACTCCGAGTGACCAGGTTTTTTTGGTTCTTTAGCCATTGAACGTCCTCCCGAGATCACACTGAACGCAGTTCCGCCAAGCTTCAAGGCTTGGACAGCGAAACGAGGGCCACGATGCAACTTTTCGACGCCGTAACCCTCGGCGAGCCTCGGCTCACGCGGGATGGATACCTCGTGGCTGACGCCAAGATCGCCCGCACCGGCATCCAGCTCTACACGGGCAAGGAAGTGGATCCGGAGAACAAGGCCGGGTTCCGCGACAAGGCCATCGTGCGGGTGTTCCGTCCTGAGAACGAGGTCTTCTCGTCCGACGCCCTGGCCAGCTTCGCCCATCGGCCGGTGACGAACGATCACCCCGCCGAGGCCGTCTCCGCCACCAACTGGAAGGCGCACAGCGTCGGCATGACGGGCAATGAGATCGCCCGCGACGGCGATTTCATCCGCGTCCCCATGGTCGTGATGGATCAGGCTGCCATTGAGGACGTGAAGGCGGGCAAGCGCGAACTGTCCTGCGGCTACCAGAGCAAGATCGTCTTCGACGCCGGCACGACGCCCCAGGGCGAGGCCTACGACGCCATCCAAACAGACATCCGCGGCAACCACCTCGCCATCGTGGCGCGAGGCCGGGCCGGATCGGAATGCCGCATCGGGGACCAGGGCGCCCCCGAGACCGGCTCCACCAAAGCGCCCAGCCACCATGGAGACCGTCGCATGACGCTCAAGACCATTATCGTGGACGGCCTCCCGGTCGAGACCACGGACGCGGGCGAGGCCGCGATCAACAAGCTGAAGGGGCTGCTGGATCAGTCCGCCAAGGCCCTCGAAACCGCGAACGCCAACCACGCCAAGGCCATCGCGGACAAGGACGCCGAACTGGCCAAGAAGGACGTCGAACTCGAAGAGACCAAGAAGAAGGTCGTCGAGGACGCCGCTCTGGACGCGCTGGTCGCTGACCGCGCCGCCGTCGTCACCAAGGCCAAGGCTCTGGATCCGAAGGTCGTCACCGACGGCAAGTCCATCGCCGAGATCAAGCGCGCGGTCCTGGGCGATACGGTGAAGGACAAGTCCGAGGCCTACGTCGACGCCGCCTGGGACCTGAAGATCGTGGACGCCAAGGACGACACGGTGCGTCACGCCATCCAGTCGCAGGACCACTCCATCAACGCCAACGACGCCTGGAACGACGCGGTCTTCGATCGCGCCGGCGTCGATCTGATCAAGAAGGGGGCCTAAGCCATGGCTCAACTCAACGAGAACCGCGGCACGGCCAACTTCATCGTGTCGGAAGCCAACGGCATGTACCGCTCGCGTGACGTCGGCACTGTGGCTGCGGGCGCCGCGCCGGGCCTGCTTCCGGGCACCATCCTCGGCAAGCTGACCGCGGGCGGCAACTTCGTCCGCTACGACCCGGCCGCGTCGACTGGGGCTGAAACGGTCGCCGGCATCCTGTTCGAGGCGGCTGTCGGCACGGTCAAGAAGACCATCGTCGTGCGCGATGCCGAAGTGAACGGCGCGCATCTCATCTACCAGAACGGGGCGAACGACGCTGCGAAGGCTACGGCCAACGCGGCGCTGAAGGCTCTCGGCATCATCGTCCGCTAAGGAGGGCTGAACCCATGGCGTCCATGGACATCTTCAACTCGTCGGCCTTCTCGATGACTTCGCTCACCGGCGCGGTCAACAAGGTCGGCTACAAGCCCCAGCTGCTGGGCTCGCTGAACATCTTCGAGCCTATGCCGGTTCGCACCCGCACGGTCTTCGTGGACCGCCGCGAGGGCAAGCTGACGCTGATCCCGTCGAGTCCTGTCGGTGCTCCGCCCAAGGAGCTGGTCGTGGACCCGCGCAACGCGGTGCCGCTGAAGACCACCCGCCTGGCCGAGGGCTTCACCCTCTACGCCGAGGAGATCCAGGGCATCCGCGCCTTCGGCTCCGAGACGGAGTTCGCCCAGGTTCAAGCCGAGTATCTGAAGCGCATGGCTTCCGTGCGCGACGACATGGACCTGACGCACGAGTTCCACCGCTTGGGCGCCCTGCAGGGCCTCCTGCTGGACGCGGACGGCACCACGGTGATCTACAACTACTTCACCGAGTTCGGCGTCACGGAAGCCCCGGCCATCGACTTCGACCTGGACAACGCCAGTCCCGCCACTGGCGCGATCCGGCTCAAGACGGCCGAGGTCACCCGCTCCATGTCGCGTTCGGCTGGCGGCGCCTTCACGCCCGGCACCACCATCCACGCCCTGACCGGCGACGGCTTCTACGACTCCCTGGTCACCAACCCGGAAGTCGAGAAGACGTACCAGAACTGGGCGGCTGCTGCGGACCTGCGTCAGGACCGCACCTGGCAGGCGTTCACCTACGGCGGGATCACCTGGCACAACTACCGAGGCACGGACGACAATTCGACCGTCGCCATCGATCCGGACGAGGCCAAGTTCTTCCCGGTCGGCGCCAAGGACGTCTTCAAGAAGGCGATGGCTCCGGCCGAGTTCGGGCCGTACGTCAACACGCTGGGCCAGGACACTTACGCCATGAACATCCCTGACCGGGACCGTCAGGCGTGGACCCGCGGCGAGCTGTACAGCTACCCGCTGTATTTCTGCCAACGTCCGGACGTCCTGCGTAAGGGGGTGAAGTGATGGCTGACTTCACCACCTACGCCGTGAAGAACGGCTCGGCCCTCGACAAGGCCTTCAAGGTGCGCGGCGGCTTCCATGTCGTCGCGGCCAACTCCGAGGCTGAGGTCGCCAATGCGCGGCCCCTGACCGAAGAGCAGATCGACGCCTTCGCCCGTGATGGGGTGAAGGTAGCCGAAAAGAAGGCCAAGGCGCGCGATCCCCTGGATCACGACGGTGACGGCAAGAAGGGCGGCGCTGCTGCCCCGAAGGCCGAGGGCTGAACGATGGCGGGCTATGGCACTGACCAGGGCTTTGCGGAATGGCTGGCCATGAACGGCCATGTCCTGCCCGAGAGCGCGCCTGCGCCCGCCATCCTTCGGCAGCGCGGGAGCCAGTACATCGACGGATTGTACGGCTCCCGCTTCTCCGGCCAGCCGACCGGGGGGGTTACCCAGGATCGCGCTTGGCCTCGTGTTGGCGCATGCGCGCATGGTCAGCCGATCCCCTCAAACATCATTCCCGTGGCCGTTGAGCATGCGGCCTATGCGGCCGCCTTCCAGGAAGCGCTAAAGCCTGGCTCCCTATCGGTTACAGCGACGAGCGCCGGCGCCCTGAAGCGTAAGAAGATCGACGTCATCGAGAAGGAATATTTCGAAGGCAGCGGCGACGCCGTGGCCGACAACACGCTGCGCTTGAGCGCCGTCGAGGGCCTGCTCGCGCCGTACTTCTCCGCCCCGCAGATCGCTGTGTTTGTGGTCTGACATGACCTGTGCGACTGTCCAGATCGTGACCCGCCGCATCGACGCAGATGATCCGCGCTTGACTGCCCATCGCATGCCGATGGCGCTAGCGACGGAGACGATCATGGACTGCGCCTCGACGGCCGGTCAGATGCATCAGGCCATCGCTCACGGTCAGCCTCAGAGCGAAGTCCAGCACTATCGTGATCTCGCTAAGGCGCAGTTTGAATCCTACCTCGACCTCATGGCAGAGGCCGCGCACCACGCAGGGCAGCTGAGGCCCTAAGCCCATGGCAAAACGACCGACCCAACGACAGCTCTTCGCGGAGCTGGCGGCGAAGTTTGGCGTGGAGGTCGCAGAGGCGTTCGCCGCTGTGGTGTCTGAGCTGAAGGCGGGCGTTGAGTTCCAGCGCCTTCAGCTTGCAATCAAGCAGGGCAACTTGAATGAAGCGATAGAGGCGTTGCACCTCGACCGAGCCGCCTTCCACGCCCTGGAAGCCAAGATCAACGAGGCCTTCATTGCCGGGGGGCAGGCGGCGACGTCGTCGATGCCCGCCAGCGTCGCCGTCGGCTTCCGCTTCGACCCCGGCAACCAGCGCGCCTCCGCCATCATCCGTGCGACCGCGGGGCGTCTCATCACCGGCCTGCTGGAGACCGAACGCGAGCAGGCCCGACAGTTCATCGCCGAGGGCATGGCGCGCGGGGCGCATCCGCGGGCGGTGGGGCTCGATCTGGTCGGCCGCATCAGCCGAGTGACCGGAAAGCGGGAGGGCGGCCTCATGGGGCTCTCGGCCCCGCAGCGGGCCTATGTTGCCACAGCGCGCGCCGAGTTGGCTTCGGCCGATCCGGGGCTTCTGAAGAACTATCTGAGCCGGGGGCGCCGGGATCGGCGCTTCGACCGCTCCATCACCAAGGCCATCCGGGAAGGACGGGCCGTGGACCCCGAGATCGCAGCCAAGGCGATCACCGCCTATGAGCGGCGGCTGCTTCAACTGCGCGGCGAGATCATCGCGCGAACCGAAGGCATTCCGGCCATCCGGGCGGCCAAGAAGGAAGCCTATCAGCAACTGGTCGACAGCGGCCGTATCACCGAAGCCGAGATCGAGCGGGCCTGGCACAACGCCGGAGACCGCCGTGTCCGGGACACGCACGACGCCATGGGCGGTCAGATGGTGCGCGGCCTGACGGCGCCATTCCAGAGCCCGAGCGGCGCCCTGATGATGTATCCGGGGGATGCATCCCTTGGGGCGGGGACTGACGAGATCGTGGCCTGCCGCTGCGACGAGAGCATTTCGATCAAGAGGGCGGCATGAGCATCATCACCGGTGAAGCCGAAGCCGCTTATGAGGACTTCGCGGAGGACTTTGAAGACGGCGTCCTGACCGTGCCAGGGGAGGCGACTTCCGACGGTCAGGGCGGGTGGGTGCCGGGCGCTCCGGTGACGCATGATTGCAAGGCATTGGTCACCGACTACAGCGACTATCGCCGCATCAGCCTCGGCATCCCCGCGACAGATCGGCAGGTGCTGGTTCTCGGCGGGAGTCTCCCTGCAGGCGTGATCCCGGCCAAGGGGCACAAGATCACCGCGCCGGACCCTTCCAACGGCGGGGCCATGCGCACCTTCGACGTTATCGCCAAGACCGGCGACCCGGCCAGCGCTCTCTACAAGTTGCAGGCCAGCTGATGGCCAAGGTCACGCTCTACGACGGCGTTCTCGCCCGGATCGCAGCGGATGCAGGGGAACGGGGTCTGCGAGGCGCGCTCGGCAAGGCTGAGACGATCCTGAAGGAAGACATCTTGCGCCGGCCCGGCTCCGGCAAGATCTACGGCAAGCACCAAGCCTCGGCTCCAGGCGAGCCGCCCGCGCCTGACACCAACAACCTGCGATCCAACACCAACGCCGATCCGAACATCCGTGAGGAGGGCGACGATCTGGTGGGGCGAGTCGTAGCCAACGCTGGATATGCCGAAGCGCTGGAGAAGGGCACCGAGCGCATGGCGCCGCGCCCATTCCTCGGGCTGCTGGCGACCGACCATACCGACGACCTGCGGCAGGCTTTTATCGAGGGAGCGAGGGATTGAACTCCACCGCTACGATCTTCGCCCGCCTCGCCGCCGTCGCCCCGTCGCTGGCCACCTGGAACGGTCAGCCGGCCATCTTCAACGAGACGGCGCCCGACGACTTCCTCGACCAGGAGCCGAAGCCCTCGAAGCCGTTCCTGATCATCGCCGTGCCGACCTCTGACGTGGCGCTGGAGACTTTCAGCGAGACCGGGCGCCTGATCGTGCAGGACGTGCGCGGCTATCAGCGGCGCACCGGCTCGGCCGCCCAACTGGACACGCTGATGCGGCAGGTGAGGGACCTCTTCCACAACTCGCCGGAAAGCCCCGTCGTCACCGGCGGTCGCTGCGACGTGGCCCGCGTCACCGGCCCGGTCAAAGCCCCGACGACGGACGAGGCCTACACCGGCCGCCGGGTCACGATCCGCCTGGATCTCGTCAACACCTGAACCCCGAACTGGAGATCGAAATGGCTCTATCGCGCACCAAGAGCATGCGCCTGCGCATCGTAATGTGGATCGGCACGCAGCTGTTCCGTGTGCCGATCCAAGTGCATCAGCGCTACTTCTGAACCACCTTTGGCATGATCGATTTCAGGGTGAACGGCATTACGAATGCGCCCCTGGCGATGCATGGTCTGTCGGTCACATCAACGACAAACAGCTTGTCCCTCGTGTTGCTCAGTTTGGACTTGAAGTAGAGCCGGTTCTCGAAGCTGTCCAAACTCTCATCCGTCTCGACGAGGGCGAACGACGTGGTTTCGTCCCACATTTTCCCCTTCAGCTTCAGCTGCTCCATCAAGCTATCGTATCGCTCGCTGTAGTCGCTGTCGGACTTGAGCTCGAAGCTGACCGCATAAACCCCCACCACAACCTCCGGCTTTGATTTGAGAGGCGAGTATTTCGCCGAACAATGTGTCGCGAGTCCATCCCCAACGCGCCCAGGGCAGGCTGTGCGCGGCCTTTTCCATGCCTGCAAAGGAACTGAGCAATGGCAACTCTTGTCCAAGGCGCTGTGAAGGTCGAGATCGACACTTCGACGACCCAAACGCCCGATTGGGAGGTGATCCCCGGCGTCACCACGGCCTCGTACACGGGCGGCACGCCGCGCGAGACCGACGCCACCGATTTTGACACGCCGGTTGGCGAGACAGAAACGCTGTACGGCGCCCGCACCAACCCGCCCCTGACCTTCCAGATGCACCTCCAGCCCGGCGACGCGACTCAGGAGCTGCTATTCGCGGCCTACGCCTCGGCCGAGGACGTGAAGGTGCGCCTGAAGGGACTGACCAAGGCCACCGTCTTCGTCGGCCGCGTCGTCATCGGCGAGAGCCACAGCGTTGACGGCAAGATGATGTGCGATTGCAGCATCATGCCGAAGGCGGCGCCGGTTCGCGGTGCTGCTGTCTGATGAGCGACGCCTCCGACCTTCGCGAAGGGATCGTCCGCCTTCCCCTGCCGGGCGGGCGGGCGGTAGCCCTCCAGTTGACGTTCGCGGTGCTCGACGCACACGGGCACGATTGGTTCATCACGCAGTTTCGGGCGCTCCAGAAGGGCAAGAAAGCTTCAGCGACCGCGCGCGCCGAGCTTCTGGAGGCGCTGACCAGCGGCGCGATCACGGCCGAAGAGGTGGCCCGCGCGCCGGTGGCGGCCTATCCGATGGCCGACACGATGAAGGCTCTCTGGCGGGCCTGGGAGTTGGCTCAGTACGGCCCGGATGGGAGGTCTGCCGAAGAGGCTCCCGAAAACCCTCAGAAGCGCCGCGTGACGTGGTGGAGGCGTTTCTTCTCGCGGCGCTAGGAGCGGGGATCACCGAAGACAGGTTTTGGCGCTGCACCCCCTTTGTGGCGCGGACCCTCGTCCATGAGGCGCACCGGCAAGCCATGGAGAGGGCAATGGCGATGGGGTGGTGGAGTGAACGCTTCGCCCGAGAGCAGCGGCTGTCTTCTCTCAAGCATTATCTGGACCCCGTCGAAGAGGCCATTTCGGATGGGGACGCCTTGATCGCCAGCTTCGCCATGATGCACGGCCTGGGCGTCGAAGACGATGCCTCAGAATCCACCGAGGCTTGAAAGCGCAGAGGCTTGCTCGCCCGACGCTCTGAGGAAGAAGAGCGCTGCGATGATTGAAACGGTGAGCGCGGCGAAACCGATCGCTATCAGCCCGCCGCGGCTGGCGTTGTTCGAGGCCATGCCGATCTGAAGGATCGAGATGCCCTTGAGGACGAGATACACGCATCCCATCCAGATGATGATCACGAGAAGCCCCGCCATGATTCCCTCCGCCGGCGCCCGCAGGCTACAAGGCTAACGGCCGCACCGGCAACCGCCCCTAGGAGATGACCACGGCGCGGGCTAAGCTCCATCGCATGGCGGCGTCGATGGGGGATTGAGGTTGAGCGAGCCCCCGATGCCGCCTAGCCTCGCTTCGGCATGACCAAGCCCATCCCCCGCTTCATTGGCCCAACCGTTGTCGTCCTTGCGGTGCTGGCCGTGGCCTTTGCAGGTGCAGGCGGCATGTTCGTAGGCGAAAGGGTCTATCCACTCTTCGGTGTTGGCGCTCTTTTCTGCCTATGCATGATCCTCGTGTTCGAGATCATCCTGAGCGGCTTTGTAACGCAGAGGGCTATGATCAGCCTGGCAGCGGGCCACGGTGCGCTCATGGGCGCCTGCGCCAGCCTGTTTTTCCTTCCTGGCTCAGGTTTGCTGGTTCTCCTGGGCTACACGTCAGGCGGAGCTGTAGTCGGAGCCGTTTCCTTCTGGTGGTACAGGGTTCGCCACTCAATCCTGACTGATCGTTGAGCCCCAGGCGATCACCTTCACTGCGGTCGATCTCACGGAGCATCCCTCTTCCGCCTTAGAATGCGACTGACGATGCCTCTCCCGAACTCCCAATAGTCCCAATAGAGCACGTTGATGCCCAGGCCGACGGCGATGCAAAGGGCTAAGGTCAGGATCATCGTCACGACCGACATCTCGCCCTTTCCTTGCAGGACCATTAGGGCCCAGAGCAGCAGGCACCACGCGAGCACCGCGCGTCGAAACCATCGCCGGGCGAACAGTTCTCGCGGTCCGAGTTTGCGTGGGGGCGGCGACGGCGGCCGCTCTAGGCGGCTGATGCGTTTGTTCAGATCGGCGAAGCGGTCGTCGGGGTCGATGGCCATGGCAGGAGACTATCAGGTGCTCAGGAGATCACCATGACCGAGGAAGAGGCGAGGGAGACTCACTGAAAGGGAACGGACTTCGGAACCTCGCCGCCGAGATAACGTCGGTTGCACCAATCCTCACCGTTGGATATGAAGCGGCATGATAGAGGGGGGCCTGACTATTTTCGCCGAAGATCTGCCCGCGCAATGTCCTCCGACGGATGCCAAAGATGTGGAGTGGATTGAGGTCTATCGTCTGCTCGACGGTCCCTCGCTGGCCCCGCCAGCCTTCGCGTCTCACGCGGCCAAGGGAAAGCCGTGCCGGCCCGATGTTGATCCATGCCGTTGGGCTTCCTGCTCGCTCGTGCTGGACGTGAAGCCGATGAAGAAGTTGCCCAAATTCAAAAAGTGCAAATGGGCAGTGCGGATTTCGATCCCAGAAGGGGCCGGAAAATCAAAGAAGACAAGTGGTAACCACATCGACTTCTGGCCGTACGCCGACTTCGTCCCTGCGGCGACCTCCCATACCATCGTGAGCATTTAAGATGGCTTTGAAGGGAAAAACTCTAAAGGCCAAGTTCGAGCAAGTGCTGCTCTTTGCCGGCGAGCCACAAGTCGTCCTGCTTTCGGGGCCGGCTGGGTCGAAAGTGGTGGGCGTTGCAATCGACAGAGAGAATATGGAGCTTCCGTTCTTCGGGGCGCTGGTGACCGATGAACAGTTCGTCGATTACATAAGGGAGCGGTTCGATTTACGCTACCTGTTGATGAAGCCTGACATGAAGCGTCACTTCATCTTCGATATGGCTACCTTGGCTTCTGGAGAAGTAAAGCTTTCCCGGCACAAGCCCACGCCAGAAGAACACGAAGATCTGTTCCCTGACGCTGGTCTTTTTGCGCGAGAACACACGGAGCCCGTGAAGCTTCCTTCTTTGTCCGGGCGCTCTGAGGAAACGTTCGGCATTGATGGGAAGTGGGATCTCGAAGAGTTTTCCAAACTATACGGCCAAGTTACTGATCTTTACGCGGTTTTTAGCAGCGTCGATGCGTTCCTCGACCAGCAAGCCTCTCTAGATAAGCGGCGAGCAATCCAGGAGGCGTTCCTTAAGCCCTTCGAGGGTGGGGGCAGTTACGTCAGTCTGTACAAATCGTTGACGGCGACGCAACCGCGTAGCGTCCGCTTGGACGTTCAAGGCATACAGTATCATTCGCCGGGTTACGTCAAAGTCAAAGGTCAAACTAAACCTCTCTCAGAGGTGAGAGAACTTGTAGGGCATCTGGAGCAGAACCTCGGGGAGATCGAGGAGCGCTACAAAGCGTTGTATGATCTCCTCAGGCAGCACAATCTGCTGCGTATGCCTTCAGATCGTTTCCCCTCGACGGGCCCGCTGTCTGATAAGATCCAGATCAGCACCAAAGCCCTTTCCGACGCAATGGAAGCCTATCCGTATCCGGGTATCCTGAAGATGGCGGGCGGGAATGCCCTCATTGCGGCTAAGGTTACACTTTCCGTCTTTCGACGAGGAAAGCGGCTTCTAGAATTCTTCCTTGAGGGCAGGGTGAGCTACGATATGCCATCCAGCTCCAAGTAGGTCCGCAGCGCGGCAGTAGCTGCGTGATCTCTATCCAAAAAAAGGCTCGCTCCGGCGGGCCTTTTTCTTTGCCCCGAGGCTCGCTCCGGCGGGCCTTTTTCTTTGGAGGCTCCATGGCTGAAGGCAATGTCGTCGGCAGCGCAGAGTTTGAACTGCGCGCGACCCGCCAGAAGATGAAGGACGACCTTCGCCAGGCGGAGGCCGACCTCAAAGGCTTTGGCGAGAAGGCCGAACAGGACATCCGCGGCTCATCCTCGCGGATCGGAGCTGGGATTGGTCGCATGGCCGCCGCTGCTGCCACCGCAGTGACCGCGCTCGTGACGGTGTTGGGCCTCGCTGTGGCGGGCGCCTTCAACTTGGGCCTTGCGGGCCAGAAGATGGCCAACGACATTTCCGACGCGGCCAAGCGCATAGGGATCGGAACGGACGCCCTTCAGGAGTGGCGCTACGTCGCCAAGCAGGCGGGCGAAGACGCGAGCGCTGCTGATCGGGCGCTTGAGTCCTTCGCGAAGAAGCTGTCTCAGGCGACGGCTGGCACGTCGAAAGAGGCCGACAAGGCGTTTGACCTCATCAAGATCGGCCCTGAGCAACTGAAGTCGTTCAAATCGACTGAGGAGGCGCTCGACACCGTCATAGATCGCATCAAGGGCTTGAAGACTGAAGCGGAGCGCGCGGCCGTCGCTGAAGCCTTGGGCCTTGGCTCCCTGTCTGCCGCGCTACGCGACAACGCCGTCGATGTGGCCGCCCTGCGCGACGAAGCCCGCCAGCTTGGCATCGTGATGGACCAGGAGATGGTCAAGCGCGCCAGCGAAGCCCAAGGCCAGTTCGATACGCTGGCCCAGGTCATCGACGTGAACCTGAAGAGTGCCTTCATTGATCTGGCGCCGGTCATCCTGACTGCGATCAGCTTGGTGGCTGAGTTGGCTCGCACGCTTGCCGACGCCATGGATGCTTGGCGCGATCTAGAGAACAAGACCTCCCGGGGCATCCGCCGAGAAGATCAGCAGCTTGCCGAGGAGCAGGCCGCTCTCATCAGCCGCTACGGCTCACCGGACAAGATGACGGGCCAGATTGTCCGGGCTCGACAGGTCGAAGGCGCGTCGTACCGTTCGCTGTCGGCCCGCGAGACGGGAAGCGTGCTGGCCCGAGGGGCGCCGAACCTGCCCTCGTCGTCGCGGATCAACCCTCTCAACCCTCCGGAGTACATCGACGCGAAGGAGCACTTCGACGCTCTAAACGCTCGGCGTCTGGCCTATGGCCGGGAGTTGATGGATCGCGGGAACAGGGCGACGCCTGCGCGTACCGACCGCTCGGACGGCGGCAACATCACCCTTCCGCCAACGGCCCCGCGCCGTGTTGCTGAGCGAGCCGACCGGACCCGCGACCAAGCCCGCATTCGTGAAGAACTGGAGCTTCGTAACCAACTGGATCTCGCTCGGGCCAAGGGCGACAGGGCGAGCATCCGCGCTGCGGAGGAAAAGCTCGACATCGCCCGCCTGACGGCTGCGTTCGAGCGGGCCGGTTACGAAGACGCCGAGTTCAGGGCGACCGCGCAGGTCGCTGCGATGAATGAGGCGCTGGCGAAGAATGAACAGATTGCCGCTTGGGAGAAGCAAAGCATCGAGTTCTGGAAGGAGCTGGGAGAGCAGGCCAGGCACCAGAACGACCTCCTCCTCGACCGCCTGGGCTTTGAAGCCGAGATTGCTCGACTGGAAGGCGACCCCGACCGCATCAAGGAGCGGGAGCGCGAACTCTGGATCGAACAGCGGATCAACGACCTGCTGTCGCTGCGGCCCGAACTGACGGCGGAAGCGCGCCGCGCCCAAGCCGAGAACGAATGGCAGCGCCTGGACACAGCCGACCAGACGGGCCGGATGCGTGACGAGTTCCGCTACGCCTTCACCGATGGGATCAAGGCCGCCATCGACGGCGACCTGGGCGGCTTCTTCGACAACCTGGCCGACCGCTTCACGACGCGGATGCTGGACAATCTGGCGGACGACTTGTTCGACCTCCTGAGCGAAGCCGCAAAAGGGCTCGGCAAAGAAGGCGGCGGCTTCTGGTCGGGCATCGGCTCCATCTTCGGCTTCGGCGGGGGCAGGGCGACCGGTGGCGCCATGTCCGGCGGCAACTGGTATCGCGTCGGGGAGCATGGCCCCGAGGACATCCTCATGCCGCAGAACGGCTTTGCGGTGCCGTTGGGCGCGCTGTCGTCGGGCGGGTCCGGCCAGCCGCAAATGGCCGGCGGCAACACCTACCAGTTCTCCGGCAACCTCATGACGCCTGAGTTCTGGCGACAAATCCAAGGCGAGATCGCCGCCGGTGAGGCCCGAGCCTACGGCCGCGCCATGAACGACGCCCCCAAACTCACCATGAGCCAGACGGCCCGGCAGCAGCGCCAGGCGGTCGGACGCCAGCGACGCGGTTCGTAGGGAAGCTCCATGCCTTTGATACTGCCGACCTCCCCGAGGCCGTCGAAGATGACGCCTCGGCCCGTCTTTGCGCGCAATGAGACCCGGCCGGGCTACGGCGGGCCTGTCGGTCGGAACCTGCGCCCGGGCACGCGCTGGGCGTGGGATTTCGAGTACCCGCCCATGTCGTACGTCGACAGTCTGGCGTTCGACGATCTGCTGACCGAGGACGAGACCATCGTCGCGGACATTCTGCAGCCGGGCCTCGCCATCGGTGATCCCGGCTCGCCCTTGGTCAACGGCGCCATGCAGTCCGGCCGCACCCTGCACCTCAAGGGCGTGGCCCCAGGCTACGTCTTCCGCAAGGGCCAGTGGCTGTCGGTGATCAGCCAGGATCAGCGCTACGCCTACAAGTCGCGCGCCGCGGCGACAGCCGATGGGTCCGGCAATCTGGCCGTCCCGCTGCGCACGATGATCCGCTACCCCCTAGTCAACAACGCCGTGATCGAGATCGCCCAGCCCAAGGTGGAAGGGTGGGCCACCCTCGAACAGGACGCCCACGCGATCGACGCCGTGGACCGTCTGGTCCGCCTCCGCTTCACCATCGAGGAGCGTGAATAGTGGACCCTGCCGCCATCGCCGGGCGATCCGGTAAGGCCCGCTGGCTGGTGCAGATCCTGCGCCTGACCACGGCCGACTTCACCCTTCGGCTCACGACGGGCGGCTTCCTCGTCTGGAACGGCGAACTCTTCACCCAGCGCGACCGCACCTACGGTGTCATCAGCGACCTGCCGACCTTCGAGGACGGCGTCGACGGTCAGACCACGCGCGTGGACATCGGCTTCTATCCGGCCAGCTATGACGCTCTCGTCGCCATGGCGGACCGCAAGCATCAGGACGCCAAGGTCGAGATTTACGACTGCGCCCTCGACCCGGAAACGGGCCTGCTGTGGGGCGAACCCGACCTGCTGTTCCAGGGCGAGTACGACTTCGCCCGCTTCATCATCGGCGAGACCGAAGAACTGATCCTCGAATGCGGGACCGAAGAGGCCCGGCTGAACGAGCCGAACGAGGACCGGCGCCTCTCCCATCCCTTCCACCAATCCGTCTGGCCCGGCGAGCTTGGGCTCAGCCACGTCACCGGCCTCGGCCGCAAGGTCTACTGGCGGCAGAACGAGCCGCGCGGGTCGATCAGCGGCGGCGGGGGATACGGCGGCGGCGGGGGTGGCGGAAGCTCCAACATTGTGGCGAGCCAAGTATGAGCGACATCGACCACGCGCGCCGCGTGAAGAACCTGCAGCGTCGGATGAAGGCGGCACAGGCGACCCGCCGACGGTTCCAGGGCCTGCCCTACGAGCCGGGCAAACGCGACTGCCCGAGAATGGCACTGCATGTCCTGCATGGCCTCGGGATCAAGGTGCCGTTCGCCAAGGGCCTGAAGTGGCGAAACGAGGCCGAGGGCCTTCGCGCGCTCAAGGCGGTGGGTTTCGCCAACCTGACCGAAGCGATCGACAGCCTGGGCTTCCCCCGGATCGCTCCGGCTCGCGCTCTGGCGGGCGATCTGGTGGCGCTGGAGACCGACCACGACGTCGGCTGCATCTCCGTGGCGATGGGCAACAGCAACTACCTGGCCTTCACCGATCACAGCCCGAACGCCGAAGTCCTGACCGGGCCGACGGGCTTTGCGCGCGACGGCCTGGGCTACTGCGCATGGAGGACGCTCGATGGGTAAGGCCCTGCAGACGGCCGGCGCCATTATCGGCGGCGCAGTGCTGATGGCTACGGGCGTGGGCGCCCTGGCTGGCCTGCAGGTCACGGCGATGGGCATCGCCGGCATCGGCACCATGTCCGTGGCGAACCTGCAGCTGATGTCGGCTGGCCTAATGGCCGCCGGGTCGATGCTGGACAAGCCGAAGTCGACGGCCTCGGGCTCGCCCAGCGATTGGACGTCCAACCCTGATCAGGGCATCCCCTTCCTGTTCGGCCGCATGGGCGTGGCCGGGAAGATCGTCCACCGCGACGAGTACGGCCAGGACAACCGCCTGCAGGGTATCGTCTCCGTCTACTCCGGCGCGGGACCGGTGAAGTCTTTCCAGGGCTTTACGGCTGACGAACTGCCGGTGTCGTTCGTCTCCAACGGCGGCACCGCCATCGGGAAATACAGCCGCCAGATGTGGCGGTCTTGGCGGCTGGGCGAGCAGCCGGACACCGCCCCGAGCCTGCCGACCGGCCTCGACGGCGGCGCGGTCATGCCCATGTGGGGGGCAGCCTACAAGCTGTCGGGCAAGGCGTGCGACCTGCTGACGCTTCAGCAGGACTCCAAGTTCAGCGTCTACCCGTCCGGCGAGCCGAAGCCGATGCAGGTGCTCGAGGGCGTCTACGGCTACGACCCTCGCTACGATGACACCTATCCGGGTGGGGCTGGCCCCTGTCGCTACGGCGTGCGCTCCACCTATCGCTACATCGACAACGCCATCATCGCCGCCCTGAACTGGGCGCTGGGCATGGTCGAAAACGGCCAGGTCGTCGGCGGCATCGGCGCTTCGCTTCAGGGCGTGGACCTGCCGGCCTTCGTCGAGGCGGCCAACATCGCAGATGCGAACGCCTGGACTGTCGCGGCGTGGCCCGACACGTCCGAGGACGCCTCCGTCGTTCTGGATGAACTGCTGGAAGCCGGCGGGGCCAAGCGCTCGCGAGTGGCCGGCAAGATCAGCTGCGTCAGCCGTGGCGCCCCGCGCCCCTCCATCGTCACCATCACCCGTCGCGATACGGCCGGCGCCATCGAACTGGACACCGGGGCGAGCCGCTTCAACCGGCTGAACACGATCACGCCCGTGATCATGTCGGAGGCGCACAAGTGGAAACACGCGCCCATGGACCCGGTGTCGTTCGCGCCGCTGGTAACGGAAGACGGCGGCAAGCGCAGCGACCAGATCAAGTACCGCTTCGTCTCCAAGGTGAAGCAGGGCGCTGAGCTGGCGGCCTATGACATCCTCGACGCGCGCGAGCCCTTCTCGGGCACGATACCGCTGTTGCCGCACCTGCGCCGGCTGAAGCTGGGCGACTGCTTCGACATCGATGAGCCGGGCTTCATGCTCGACGGCGTGAAGATGCTGGTGCTTGGCCGGTCCTACGACGCGAGGGTGGGCGAGGTGCGCATCGCCTTCCGCTCTGAGACGGACAGCAAGCACCCGCTGGCGCTGGGCAAGACCACAACCATGCCGGAGTATCCCGGCCTGACGGTTCCTGACCCGACGGAAGTCACGGGTCCGCTGCCGGGCGACTGGACCATCGTGCCACGCCCGCCGGGCGAGAGCGGCGTGCAGGTTCCGATCATCGACATCGTCGGTGAGGTCAGCAACGGCACAGCTACTGCGGTCCACTTCGAGTGGTGGGTGGTCCCGGTCGGCGTTGACCCGAATACGCCGCCGCCCGTCGACGCCGCGTGGCAGTCAGCGGGCATCTGGCCACCGACCGTCACCTCGATCCCTGTGCAGGCCGATCCGGGCGCGATGATCTGGATCGCTGCCAGTTACCTGCGCGGGGAGAACTTCTCCGAGCGGCGCTTCTATGGCCCGATCACAGTGCCGGGGCTGGTGTCCGACGACACCACCCACCTGAATCGCGAGCCGGTTCAGGATGTGCTGGACAGGCTGACGAACACGGCTGAGCTGGCGGATCAGAACCGTCAGGCTGTGGAAGCCCTGGAAGAGGTCTACGGCGACACGGCCAGCGCGGCGACTTCGGCGGCGGCTGCGGCGGCGTCGGAAGCTGTGGCCACCCAGGCAAAGGCTGACGCGCTCATCGCTAAGGCAGGTGCGGAAAACTCGGCCAGCGCCGCGCAGACCGCGAAGACCGCAGCGGAAACCGCACGGGCGGGCGCGGAGACGGCCCAAACCTCAGCGGCCAACAGCGCGACGACGGCGACCGGAGCAGCATCGACCGCGACCACTCAGGCAGGGATCGCCGCCACGGCCAAGAATGACGCTCAGGCCGCGTCCAATGCCGCCGTGACGGCCAAGAACCAAGCTTCGGCTTCTGCTGATGCGGCCGGTGTGAGCGCGGCAGCGTCTCAGGCGTCGTCAGTCACGGCGACAGCGGCGCGCGATGGGGCAGTGGGCGCGGCTATCGCTGGGATTCCTAACGCCATCAGTGCAGACCTGTGGACCGATTTGGCATCGGCAGGAGAGCCGGCGTCTCGCCCCAGCCTGCCAGCAGGACGTGTAATCGGCGGGGCCTATGTCGCGCCTACGGGCTCCGCATCGTCAGCTGGACCCAAACAGCGGGTCAGGTGGGTCCACGGCAAGGTCATCGAAATCAGGCTTAGAGCCGCAGTCCCCGCCGGATCACTCGCCGCCAGCGTTCGCATCGGCGTGGCCCGGTTCGATGCGAGCAACGTCAACCTCAACAGCAACTCTTGGCTGGCCCTGACCCCAGTCGCGCCGGGCGCGAGCGCGGAGGTTAGCGCCCGTATCGCCTGCGGCGTCACGGTGGCGGGCGCCACAAGCATCAGCTCTGGCCCCGAGTGGTTGTCGCTGGGGTGCACCCCGAACCTGAATGCAGCGGGCACCTCAAATGAACCCGGCGCTCAAATGCGGATCACGGCTTTCTCAGTCCACGATATCACCGAGAGCGTCAACGCGGCTGGATCAGCCAGCGCCGCCGCTACATCAGCGTCGAGCGCGGCGGCCAGCGAGACGGCGGCGAGTCAGTCAGCCTCGGCGGCCACCACGGCCAAGAACCAAGCCGAGACGGCGCGCGGGCAGGCCCAGACAGCAGCGACGCAGGCCGCCAGCAGCCGCGACGACGCGGCGGGATCGGCGGCGAACGCCAGCAGCAGCGCCACAAACGCAGCGAACAGCCGGGACGCTGCTGCTGGGTCTGCGTCGGCGGCTGCGGGGTCTGCATCCACTGCCAACACCAAGGCGACGGAAGCGGACAACTCGGCTTCGGCAGCGCAGGCGTCGCAGGTCGCGGCGAACGCGGCCAAGGATGCGGCGCAATCGTCTGCTTCATCGGCCTCAACCTCGGCCAGCAATGCCGCCGCCTCCGCCACAACGGCGGGCGAGAAGGCGACGGCGGCTGAGGGGGCAGCAACAACCGCCGCAACCAGAGCTGGCGAGGCGCTGGCCTACCGCAATCAGGCAGCGTCGTCGGCTTCGGATGCGTCTGGTTCTGCCGCCACGGCCTCGACTGCCTCCGGCACTGCCGTAGCTGCCCGCAACGACGCCCAGGCCGCCGCCGCCACGGCAGTGGCTCAGTCGTCCAGCGCCAGCGCTTCCGCTGCCTCGGCGCAACTGGCCGCCAACCTGGCCGCGCAGGTCGGTCAGGGCGTCGGCTACCACAAAAACCCCACTTGGCTGGACTGGGCGACCGGGTCTCTTCCTCCCGGAGCCTCAATCTTTACTGGCGGCACCACGGCGAGAAATACCGCGTCGGCGCGTTACGGCGTCTGCCTAGAGGTGAACTCTTCCGATGGCGGAGATAGCGGCGTCCTGTTGGGGTCGTCGCGCTTCGTCGCGCCAGGGCCGATCACCCACGTCGTGGTCGAATATGAGGTGCTGCTGCATAGCGGATCGTTCAGGACCGCAGGGCTTCAGGCCACGGTGCTACAGGGTGGTGGCGATAAGATTGCCCGCGTCCACCTGTTTGATGAACACGGTGTCGGGGTCGTGGGGCAGACCTATACGGGCGCGAAGCTGGTCGCTCTGCCCACGGCAGCCGACAACCCCAGCGGGGTGCGCCTCCACCTGTTCAACAACTTCTCGAGCCTGAGCGGAGGGCCTGGGGGCGCGAAAAACCTCCGGTGGCAACGCGTCAATGTGCGCGCGCCGACGTCGGCCGAGATTGAGGCTGGGCGGGTACAGCAGGTTGAAGCGCAGGCGTCCTTGGCTCTTTCGGCCTCGGTGGATGCGCTCACCCGGTTGGGACAGGCCGCCTTTGAGCTGATCCTCGCCTTTGACGGCAACCCGGCCTACATCAAGGCGCTGGCTGAGCCTGGCGGAACCGAGATTGCGTTCGCCGCGACCAAGCTGTTCCTGCGCAACGTAGTGGGCGACCAGATCGTCACTGCCCTGGAACTGATCAACGGCGAGGCCTATTTCGGCGCGCCGGTCAGCGTTGATATCGCCGGACGTCGGCTGACCATCGGCCCCGGCTTCGGGATATCTGGTTCTCAGGTCATCCTCTGGTTTGGCCCCAACACCGTCGCCCTGGCGAGCATGAGCCGCACCAACGGTTACTTCTCCTTTGGGACGGACGGCGAAGTCTATCGCGGGACTGCCGTGCTTGGCGGCGATTCGTCTGGGCGCAAGATCATCAACTTCTCGGGGCGATCCACGTCGGGCGCGTCCTACGCGCTGCTCGCATCAGGATCGGTTTCCAACGCGGCGGCCGGGAACATTATTCAGGCCAACGTCACGCCGTCGCTGTTCATGATCTCCCCAGGGGGCGCTACCACGGTCGGCGGGTTCCTTCAGCTTTGGGAACAGAATGCTGCCGGAAAGGCGAACATAGGCGCGGCCGTGCCCTTCCTCGCCAACTCGGAGACCGGCACGTTCGACGCAAAGCCCATGCTGGGCTCGGCCACAAAGAGCGGCGCCGTAACCTACGGGGTCGACTGGCGCGCGGACGCGCCCGGAACCGTCAATGTGAGCAACGCTGCTGGGCAGGTCGATGTCACTGCCCTTCGTTCACTGTAATCGCTCAATAACGGAGACTGAAGGATGACCACCACCCTAGAAGACCACCTCGCCGCGCGCCGCGTCCACCAGGACGCCGTGGGCCAGAAGCTCTGTGAAATCCTCGACCTGATCGAGCAGGGGCAGGCGGACGGCCTCTATCCCGATGGCCTGACCGCCGAACTGGCTCAGGTGCGCCTGCTCGCCATGGTCAACGCCAAGGTGCTGTGCGCGCCTGAGCCCGAGACGGAAGAAGAGCCCGAGGCCCCGGCAGAGCCGGAAGCCTGACGAACCACCACAAAGGAGAACAGCAATGAACATCACTTCGCTTGCGATATTCGTGTCGAGCTTATCCCTGCTCGCAATCTCACTAAACACCGCCATGATCTGGCGTCGTATTCGCCGCCTCGAAGGTGAAATCGCCGGTGTCCGCGCACATGCCGCCTACGCACGTTCAGAGGCCGCAATCGCCAGCGCCAGGGCGGCGAGCACCTCTGCTGCCCGGGCCTCTGGCTGTCCCGACCGAGCTGTTACGCGCCCAGAGGATGCGATAGCCAACGCGCGCGTCGCTACGGCTTCGGAGTTTTCGTCGGTGTCGGCGGCGACCTATGGCGATACGTGCCAGACACCCACCAGCATCTGCATCACCGACGCCGGGTGGGCCGAAAGCCCGCGCGCCAAAGCCTGACGAACCCGGTTCGTCCCCTCAAGCCCGCGCTCTAGGCGTCGGCTGCCTCTCACCTATGGCCGACATTCTTGGAGGGGCGGATGCTCGACCCGAGGGATTTCCCCGCGTTCTGGGGCCTGTGCGGCGGCGTGCTTTTCGGCGCCGTCGGTCTGGTCACCGCCTATTCCGCCAAGGCCGGCAATCCGCTGGCCCAGCGCAAGGCGTGGCTGCATCTGGGGCTCGGCGTCGTGGCCGGTCCCATTCTGGCCGAAGCGTTCACGCCCAGCCTGATCGCCGTCGTTCCCGCGCTCGACATGCGCGGGGTGGCGATGACCTTGGGCTGGATCGCGGCGAACGACCCTCGCGGCTTCTTCGGCTTCACCAAGCGCCTGACCTATGCGGCGCTTCACGCGGTTCTGAAGGAGACACAGCGATGACCGCTCACGACTGGATGGTTCTGGCGACGGGGCTTGTTTTCCTGTCGGCCGGGGCGGTGCTGAGCCAGGTGTTCCGCCTGCTCGGGCCCACCTATCACACCAAGATCACGGCCCATTGGGCAGTTCGGGGCTTCTTCTTCGCCTCGACGCTCATTCTGGTGGCGCGGGGCCTGTCGTTCGTCTTCCCCGGCCGGGCCTTTGCGGTTCAGCACATGAGCGCCCTTGTCCCGGCATCCGCCTTCGTCGTGCTTGGCCTCTCGCTCGTCCTGCTGGAATGGGTGATGCGGGATCGGGCGCCGCCGCCGTGGACGGAGCGGCTGCTGGGCTTCGCTGTCCGCCGGGGCGTGTCTGATCAGGTCGTGGCGGAGATGGCCTTCGCCCTGCCGCCTGAACCCCACGGACGACCCGCCAGCGAGCGGGAGCCGTGCCGCTGCGTGCGCCTGTGCATGATGGCCGGGGCTGGTCTCGTAATCCTGATCATCGTGGCCGTGCTGCTTACGGCGGCGTAACGGTCCCGGTCGCTAGAGCAGGCGCTCGTTCCCGGTCAGTCGTTTGAAGAGGCTGTCGAGCGCCGCAAGCAGGTATCCACCAAGTCCAGTCATATCAGGTCAACAGGCTGTGCAGGATTTGGTTGCTAATCGGCCATCAGCTGTGATTGTCGGCCTTCTGCTTGGCGGCGCTCCCGCACCGTTCCCGAAGCTGTTGCCACGTGGCCTTGCCTTCCAGCCCGAACAAATCTGACTGCGTGTAGCCTTCCCGCAAAAGAGCCCTGCGCACTTCGCTGGGAATGCGGAAGTTGCCGCTGTCGGCCAACTCCAAGGCGCGCTCGATCACTGACGTTTGCCTCATTCCAGACCTCCCCTGTCAGGCGAGTCTGAACGCAGCGCTCTCGGTTATAGTTGCTTGTGGCTTGCCAGGATTCAGCCCACAGCCATCCACAAGAGCACACCGAATATCGCCGCGCATAGTGCGATCAAAACCACCTCTGTGATCCGTCCGGTTCTTCTGTGGCGCCGCCTCGGCATGTTTCGCCTCCAAAGCAGAGCCAAATCATTTGGTGATGATGCGGCCCTGCTCGACGTCATAATCGAGGACGTCATCGGTAGGCTCAAATCCATACTTTCGAGCGCGGAGGGCGGCTGTTTCGGGCGACGCCATCATGTGATCGGCTCTCCGTCTGGGTCTGCCATGGACGATAGGCGCGTACTCATACCAGACGCGGGGCTCGGGCCCTCCGGCGCGCCGTACTCGCAGGATCACAGCCTTTTCCACCTACCCGTCCCAAGAGACCCGCGTTCGTTGACATAGAGGGAACGGGGAGTTTTTACAATCTGAACTGGAGACCATCATGGCCTTTCGCCTTGGTGCGCAGTCGCGCGCCCGGCTCACTGGCGTTCACCCGGATCTCATCCGAGTAGTCGAGCGCGCCATCGAGCTATCGTCCGTCGACTTCTCCGTGCTGGAGGGCGTTCGGACGCCCCAGCGCCAGCGCGAGCTTTATGCGCAGGGGCGCACAAAGCCTGGCCAGGTCGTAACGTGGACGCTGACCAGCGACCACTTCGTCAATGCCAAGACCAGCTATGGCCACGCCGTCGATCTGATCCCGTTTCCGGTGGACTGGGAAGGGCCCGTGCGGTTCCCGAAGTTCGACGCCATCGCCAAGGCCATGTTCGCGGCGTCGGCCGAGCTGGGCGTTCCGATCCGCTGGGGCGCAGACTGGAACCGCAACGGCAAGCCGCGTGAGCGGGGCGAGACCGACAGCCCTCATTTCGAGCTGGTGCTATGAGGGAAGCATTCCGCACCCTGACCGCCGCCGGTTGGGCGGCCGCGGCGACCTGTCTGCTGCTTATGATCGTGCTCATCTGGTGGTCCGCTACGGCGGGCGGGCGTGAGCGCGCCAGACAAGACCGCGCCGTCCAGGCCGCCAACGCCCAGGCGCGCGCGACGGACGCGGCGGCCAGCGATCGGGCGGCCGATCAGCGGCTGACCGATCTCAAGATCAACAATCGACTGGAAAAGGAACGAACCGATGCTGTCTCTGCGATCCCTGATGCCCGCCCCACTGCTGGCCGCGTCGCTCTTGCTTGCCACCGGCTGCGCGAGCAGGGAACGCGTGACGCTGATCTACCCGCCGAGTGCCGATCTGGCCGTTGAGGCCAAGCCGATCATGCCGCCTGAAGCGGTGCGCAGCGATGCGGCGGGCATAGCCCATGACATCGCCATTGAGGGTTGGGGCGAGCGCGGCTGGGATGCGGTCGGGCGGCTATGCCGATGGGCGGCCGACAACGGCATGAAGGGGCTGAGTTGTCCGCCGCCGCCTGAACTGTCGCCCAGGCCTGGCTGACGGGCATAAGAAAACCCGTCTGCCACATTGGGACTCAGACGGGCCTAATGAGCCTAGGCTCGCAACCTAAATGGGGATGCGATCCCTGATTGCAAGGCGTCGAGACCAGCAGCCGAGCCGCCCGTTACCAAGGCGACTGGCTCGGCTGTGTCGTTCAACTCACTTCGCGAGCTTGGGCAAGTGCGACCAAAACTCATCTATCGTCACAGTCGCGCCGTCGCGATCAAGCGACGCCTCGGATGCCTTGTGGGACAGCAGAAGAAAAGGTGTCGCTACAACGAGCGAGAGCGTTACGACCAAGTCACTCAAGGGTGTCATGATCGGATGGTTCGCGAGTTGAAGCTTTCGCATAATGCTCCTCAACTCGAGATAAGATGCCCTCGCCTCGTGCGAAGCGCCCATTGCAGCGAAGTAGCGGCGATTATTCTTTCCGTTTGCTAGGCTGATCCAAATAGCTATCGGGAGCACCGGGAGCAACAAGAAGCCCAAGAAGCAATTACACGGGAAAGGGTCCTCGAGCCAGCGTTCAACATCTTGCCGAAGTTCGGACGGCACGTCTGTCCTGGCTAAAAAGGCCTCGCCTTTCCGCGCAAGGACGAGCCGAGTTTTCTGAGCCGTACGGGACACCTGCCGTTGTAAGACGGCCATTCCCATCAAAGTGGCAAGTACGGCCACGGGGATGAAATCAAACAGCGTCATGTTTCCGACAATCATCTACGACCCCGCCCTTTTTGAGGCGAGGCCTTCGCTGCCGCGCGAGCCTTTTGATACTCTGTCTTTTGCGCGGCAAGCGCAACCTTGGTTTGCGAAGCCTGCCATCGCCAGAACAGGAGCGCAGCCAGTGTGATGACCGCTAAGACAGGGTGTGCACCAAGCCATTCCAGGGTAAACCGATAGCACCGTTCCCAAAAACCGAGAAAGCGATCCCATCCGCTGTCGGTCCCCGAAATCGTGACCTGAGCAGATTTGTTCTTCGCCTCGAGCGTCAAGGCTGGCGCATGTGTCGGCGCGGTCGTCAAATTCGCCCCCCCGGCGACCTATACAAGCCTCGTCATATAACAACGACTTTCCTCCTGGCCAGAGGAATTCTCCATCACCCCATTTGTTCCAGTTTAGACCGCTCTACGAGCGGGGCACGTCGTCCGGCAACGCGTCACGGCCGCTCTCTTCGGAGGGCGGGCTTTTTTGCTGATTGATGCTGCCTCAGGCTGGCTTAATCAGCCCCGCAACTGCAATGATTAGCAGCCCCTCCAGCATCGATCGCTCTGGTATATCGCGGCTTAACAGGCGTGGGTTTTAGGTCCCGTCAGCGTGAGCATATGGAACAAGGTTCGAGAGAGGCCCTTTTCCTCCCGCCAACCAGGAGGACCAAATGGCTGACAAGACCCTCGACAACCTCTTTCACGACACCCTCAGGGACATCTATTACGCCGAGCGTAAAATCCTGAAGTCGTTGCCGAAGATGGCTCGTGCCGCGCAGTCGCCGGAGTTGAAAGCCGCCTTCGAGAAACACAAAGATCAGACTGAAGGCCAGATCGAGCGCCTGCAGCAGGTGTTCGAGATCATCGGCAAGGCCGCACGCGGAAAGACGTGCGACGCCATCGAGGGCATCCTCGCTGAGGGGGATGAGATCATGGAGGAATATAAGGACACGCCCGCCCTTGATGCCGGCCTTCTAGCTGCGGCCCAGGCGGTAGAGCATTACGAAATCACCCGTTACGGCACGCTGAAACGATGGGCGCTTGTACTGGACCTCAAGGACGCCGCCGCTCTTCTGGATGAGACGCTGCAGGAAGAGTCGCAGACGGACGAAGATTTGACGAGCATCGCCGATGCCGCCGTCAACGCCGAGGCGCTCTCTGCAGCATAA